AATACTGATTGGGATGCAGAGCGTTGCATATCAGATTTAACAATGTGGTTAAATAGTGGAACTAAGCGTGTATGTTACCTTACCAAAGCACTTGAAGAATCTGGAGAAACAGATGGATGTAGAGCTTTAGCATTAGCACAGTATAAGGAAATTGAGGAAATATTTGTTTCTGTTTTAAATTCAGTGCGGGAAAGACTTAACAAAATGCAGTCCAATAATAATCGGTAAACATTTAGCGGGGGAAGTAATAATTTTACGTTCCTTTTCCTTTGATACTTGGGAACGTGGAAGTAAAAAATTGGAGGTAAATAATAATGTCGAAAACCTGTAGATTTTGTGCTTATTCATCATACCGCAGGAATAATGCAACTACACCAGAGAGAGAATTAATTTGCATTTACGGTGTGAGAATCGGGGAAATTGATAAAGCAAAAACCGTCAAGCCAACAGACTATTGTGAAAACTTTGAATACGAACCGCAATATAACCAAAGTTAAAATGAACGTTTTTAATATTACATTCGTTAATTGGCGCTTTGAAATGAAATAATACAAACAGGAGGTCTGAAATGATTACAAAAAGGGATAAGTCAGAATTTAGAAAAACATTTGGTGTACCGATTGAACATTTTAAAGGAACTCTAAACTCAGTTCTACCACTTGAAGAAACCGGTATTGACATTGTTAAATTCTGCAAATGGCTTGACCCTTACTATATGGAAAAGAACAAATCGGGTGCGGATATTGTCAGAGAAAGATACGGCGAAAAAGCTGTTAAATTAGTAGAGCGGGTAATATAAAAACGTTAATAATTTTAAAATTGAAAGGAAAAGCAATGAGTTTAAAAAATTTCCTACCGTTTCTTCTTGTGGAAGCAATGATAAACAATGAATACGCAACAAAACACGATTATGTGCCTGATGGTAAACCCCGTGTTCCTAAGATCGGTGATATAATCAAAATAGAAGGCGTAGGATTCGTTAAAGTAAAAAGAGTAAGACATGGTAAACAGCAGGTGTATAAGAAGAAGTAAATAATAAACACAACAGGAGGTGATGAAATGATTTACGTAGCAAGTAATGAAAAAGTAAAGGATGCTGTAAATTGCGGTATTGAAGACCTTGAATTACAGCCAACCTACAGAAAACTGAATCTCAAAGAAGAAACAGAGTTCTGGGAAATTATGACAGAATACTGCAAGCAAAAAACCGAAAACAAATAAAGATAGAGGATTATTAAAATGTATAAACTTACACACCCCGATGGTTATGACTTTTACAGCGGTACTATCAATTATCGTGAAAACATCGGTAAGGTCATACGTTTGACGGATTACGATCCTCCAGAAAAGGGAAATTGCGGAAAAGGTTTGCATAGTTCACGCAATCCAAATGACTGTCTTGTTGGCGTAAAATCTCTTCCAGTAGCGGCCTTTCAGGTAAAAACTATCGATGTGATAACAAGGGATAAGTATAAAACACGTTCCAAAGCTTTAAAGGTAATAAGAGAAGTGAATCCAGCTGACATTTTTGAATGGAATTATAATGAAGCCTGTAACCCTATTAATCCATTCAATATTGATGCGCCTGAAGTAAGCGATTATGAGTTAAATTTACTTAAGAACTGGAGTAAAATTTATGATTTAGCAAATGATTCAGTTTGTGATTCGATTACGAGTTCGACTTGGGAAACAGCTGGGATGTTCGTCTGGAACTTAATCCGTGATTCAATCTGGACTCTGGTTCGGAGAAAAATTGTTAGTCCATTCCCAATCCCAGACGGGTTTTTGATCTGGGATTGGGTTTTTAGTTCAGCCAGGGCTTATATGGGTTCTTTATTCCCTTGTATCAAAAAATGGAAATATATCAAGCATAAAAGGGGAGAGTATCCTTTTCAGTCCGCAGTGGATTTATGGAAATCTGGATTAGTTCCTTCGTTTAATGGATACAGATGGAAATTATATACTGGTAAAGACGCTAGAGTTGTATGGAAGGAAGATTTACGCAATGTTTAAAACACATGGGAATACTTATGAGGTTACCATCTTAACAATAATATAACAAAACAGGAGATTTGCAATGAAAATGCATGAAGTTGTAAACAATTATGACGGAAAAGGAACAATCGAAAAGAAAGCAGAAATTGCGGCTATGTTCCTTGACGCATGTGATGAAACCCTCGACGGCGATATTCTAGAAGAAATCAGGAAATGCGACCACGTAAAATTGCTGGCGATCCTGACAATCGCTTCTAATATATCTTTAGCTGACATAGGTTTGAATCACCACACAGGAGGTTAAAATGAAAAAGATAAAGTTTAAAATAGCGATGAGAAGTCAAAATCGTGATATATTCCCAGAGATAGAAGGTTATTTGACTGAAATACATGGTATTAAGGTGGTATTTCACGACGAAGCTTATGATGTGTACGAACAAAAAATCTATAAGGTGCCTGGCTGGACAGCAAGCGAGTATCATTCTGGGCGTCTCATACTCGATAATTACAATATTTCTGAGATAATTACAAGAAAAAAGGCAATCGAGATTGTAACAGGAAAACTTGCTGAGCTTATTGAAAGAGAGGGAAAAAATCGGGTGATGCAAAAAGTTAATTCTGCCAGACGTATTAATGATTAAACGGGGACAGGCTATGAAAATCAGTGTAAATAATGTCAAAAAGCACACTGTCAAAACCATTAGGTGTAATATTGATAGTAAAAAAGTAGAATTGAATTGTTTACATATCATCGCTGAGAGTGATGATGAAGTTATTGGAATTACCTTTAGCCGTGCAGAGACAGGGGATATATACTATTTCCTGAAGTCGAACGGTGGTAGATAACAAGAAATGTTGAATTGCCACTTAAAAGTTGTCAAAACTAACAATAATAATACAAGGAGATATTAGAATGACAGACAATTTCAAAGCATTACCAGGCTCTATTTCTATTATTAAAAGGGCTATGGAAATTGCTGTGGCTGGCAATCATAGTATAACTATTCTGGATTGTAACGGATTAAATGATTTATACTATAAAGCCTTTGCGGATATAGATGGAGATTCCGCACTTTTGCAAGTTATAAAACCTTGTCCTTGCGGACATCTTACAGATCCTCAGGTTGAGTGTATATGTACACCTATATCCATTATGGAATACAGAAATAAAAAGGAATTTAAAGCTGATATGGTTGTCGCAAGCAAACGGATATGTATTCAAGATTTTAGTACCAGATTAAACGAAAGTGCAAAGGAAGTAACCGCACGTATAAGAGAATACAAACAGCGTGAATATAAGATTGAACCTGATGCTAAAAAATTGCTCAATAAAGCATATGAAAAGTTAAATATTGACGTAATGGATTATATTCAAATAACCAAAGTCGCTTCTACGATAGCAGGTCTTGATAACTCAGCAAGTGTTAAAGTAGAGCATATAGCGGAAGCAATCCAATACAAAAACAATGCAGATATAATTTCAAAGGTAAAAGCTGTTTGATTGAGTAAGTATTTATCAGAACAAAACAGGAGGCAAAAGTGGATGAGGATACCGTACGGCTATTAGAATATCTTGGCGAAGATGTATCAGAATTTAAAAGAATACTTGCCCAGACGAAAGGAGAAATAGGAAAATGAATAATCCATTAAAAGCAACATTCGGTTACAAGCTTATCAAGGTTATCTATGATGAATTTGGCATAGGTATGATACTGTGGTTTATATCAGCGCTTTGTCAGGAAATAAAAAATGTTGAAACTACAGATAACTATGATTATAATGAGCTTGCAATAGCAATTGAAAAGCTAATTAGAAAGTGAGGTTGCAAGTGACACTCGCACAGGAAAATGATAGGTTAATACGATTGAATTGCGAACTTAAGAAGAATATAGCAACCAATTTGCATGATTTAGCAGAAGCGTATAATACTATTGACGAATTGATTGAAGCATTACATAGGGTTAGCCAACGGTTTCTTGGCTTTAAAGCCCATTGGAATCGTGATGATGAGAACGCTTTTAAAAAAGCTTATGATATACTTGGGGGATTAAACCTTATGGTACGCTTGGAAAAGCACGGAAGGAATAAACGTTACTAAAGAACATAAGACAATGGATGAGGTTCACAATGAAAGTCAAAGATGCTATCAAACTATTACAGGATTACGAGCCGAACAATACAATTGCTATTGGCTGGTATGATATGAACTGGCTTGAAGAACAACTGGAAAGCATAGGTACTAATACTGCGCTTTTGCGGGAAGAGCTCGAATCTATACTTGATGATTTTGGGGATTATATCTGCGTAGAATACGATGTTGGGGATTTGTTATTGCAATTTGTTGATAATGCTATTAAAGCAAGAGAATGTTAAACGTTTTTAGAAAAATTGCAAAAAGAGCTTGACAAGTTATTTTGCCATACATTAAATTGACCATAACCAATTAGGGGAAATCCATGCGAATAGTATTGATTTTAACTTAATTGTTTTTTAAAAGTGCTTATATTATACGGAGGGAAGACATGATGATACCAGGCGACGAAATTATCGAAATAATCGACCAGCTTGAATGCGATATTAATGACGATACATCAGATATTAGTCTACGTGAGTTAATATATACCGCAATAGAAGATTTGAGAGAAGCAGCTGAAGAATTGCAGAGCTATGCGCACTGGGATAGGGAATATATTGATTATTAGAATCTTATTAAGTATGGAAAAGATGCGGCTTTGGCTGCCAATATAAACTGGCTGTAAAAATTTATAGGGGTTCATTAAAATGAACTGTAGGGGATAATCTTGTGAGTAAAAATATAAATATAACAGAGAAAGACCGCAAAGAGCAAAAACAATTCAATAAATTACTTGACAAAATCAACCATAAGCTGTATAAATATAATCACGAGGTAACAATAGACAGGCTTGGAATACACAAACCATACAAAACATTCAATCTGGTACTAATAGACGAGCAGGGATTGGCGAAAACACTGGCACGGGGGAACATACGTGAGAATTATAAGTATCTTGAGATTATGAGTGCAACCATCGATTTAATGAATACTTTTTCTGCGAGAACTATCATAGGGGATTTTATTAATGCCTGATATACAACTACAAAATCTCCAGCCCAATATGATATTTCGACATAAAAGAACAAACACTTTATGGAAACTACATAAGAATACAAGACATTTCTGGCTTGAAAGTAATGTTGGAATTCGGGCAGGGATGAGTATTGAGAAATTAAATGAAGAATATGAACTAGTCGACCAAAACATCTGCTGACAATACGAGAACCTGGCAGTAACCATAATGAAACCAACGTGCATTCGGAAGAACACTGACCTCCTGCTTCCAGAATATACCACACTGGAACTGTTGGGTTCTCGTGAAATATAACTATCGATATAATACAAACTGGGGTGATATACAAAGTGAGTGAAATTATTTATAAGAGATGCGATATATGTGGAAATCCCGTTACTATTGGTAATTATTTAAGGATTGCTATTTTCTGCCCACATTATCAAGAAAAAGAAATTCCAAATATGTTTCAGATTTTTCATTTACTCGGTAATGAGCCACAACCGATAAAAAAGAAACCTGAGCATATAGTATTTGATAAACACGGTGAGACGTTTGATGTTTGTAGGGATTGCATTGTTAAGGCTGGTATTACCATTACCAACGATATAATTTCCATAGATGAATTTCTTTATGTGGTTAAAGCCCAATTGGCGAAGTCTATTGGTGATACGAATGACTTGAGAAAAATGCTTGGGGAAACATACAAAAATATAATTAACAGTAACAGCAAATCAAAGGAATAAATACTGAACATCGACAGAATATAAACGACATTAGTTCCTGAAGCGGCACAGGCGATTTAGAGAGAATACTTGAGGAAACGTATAGGAATATAGCTGACAACGGTTGTAAATCAAGGAGGTGAACAATGAATACAGACATAAAAACACAGATGATATTAGACCTCGAAACGGCAATCGATTACATTATAAATGGTAAAAGAACAAAAGTTCAAATTAACACAAACGATTATGATGTAATGGTATATACAGTTAAAAATGTAATCAGATGCGATATTAAAATCAAAAATGGTAATTAATTAAAAAAAGTGCTTGACAAAGCGGAATTCACACGGTATATTTATTATAAAACGAAAAGGGGTATGGAATGGAAAAAGTTATAAAAGAATTGAAATCAAGGATCAAACAGCTTGAAAAAGAGAACGCTGAATTGAAGAAAGACAACGAGAAATTCTTAGTTATACGCAATACAGTTTCAAAAACGATTCTCGGCTCAATCGATACGCTCAAGGTAAGAAGTAATTCACGTATATCGACAAAAGTCAATTTCAGGGAAAACGATTCTTACATAGCCTGTTTAGAGTCAGCGTATGAATCGCTTAATCATTTCTTCAAGACTATATCCGAATTAAAGCGTGCGGCGCTCAGAGTAGGATTGCTCACAATATTGATTGAATTTGGCAAAAAGGCTGAAAAGGGTGATATACATTACGGTTTGCCCGAAGTCAAAATGCTTGATAATATTAAGAAAATACTCAGCGTGATGTTAAAACTGGCGAGTATAGAAAGAGACAATATTGTAAAGCGTACTGAGAAAGAGTTTGAAGAGCGCAAAAAGTTTGCAATTGAGTGTAATGGCGATATAATTGATAAAGAAAAGCTGGATGCTCTCGATAAATCAAAAACTGAATTAATAGATATTTATACACCCGATTTTACTGGTAGCATCGAAGAACTTATTTTGCCAGATAACGTAAAAACCATGTAGAGGTATGCCATGTACAGATTATATGAAGTTCTGGAATCTGGTAAATTAACCGATACACAGGAATTGTACTTTACGGTTGAAGAATTTGAAACTAAAGCCAGGGAACACCCATTCTTGTACGGTGGTAGAAAGTGGAAGTTAATGCCGGATACGGAAGATATTATTGATATTGATTTGGCACAACATACAGAGAAAGGATTTTAACACACAGGAATAAAAGCACAGGAGAAGCAATTCCAGCGAATCCCTATAAATTTGTATTTATAAGTGTAGTTTGTACGATAGCCAATGCTGTTTCTGCGGTTATTGCTACAATTATTGTATGTACTTTAGCAATTATTTATACAATAAAAGACCGCAAATGAACGTTAAAGAAGAACCTTTAATACTGACATGAAAAACAATTCAACAGAGGTAATTACAATGCAAGGAACAACTCCAGAAAGAAAACCTTATGTAAGCACAGAAGTTGAAAGGCTTGAAAAGTATGTTGGTGAGCTACGTGATTCTATTGAAGCTTTAGAACAGAGGTTATTTGAAGTTTTAATACAAGAAGACAATGAACCGGTTGAAAAAGTTTTAGAAGATGAGCGTGCTGAAAATGTTGTGTTATCAAAGAAACTTAGCAAAATTGTAGAGGATGTGTGCTTTTGCACGGGTATGATTAATGATATAGTTAGAAGATGCGAACTTTGATATTGACACAAAAATACAATTTAATGGGAATATATTTATTTTTATCTTATATACTATAATACTTACTATCTGTAAGGAACAAAAAAATGACAGCATGGGATTTTATAACTATTATTGGGATTGGGAATGAGCTGAAACTCGAATTCAAAGTAGAAAAAAACAATAACGGTATACTTGTGGCTATAACAAAAGTACATATAGATGACATGGCAGACTATATAAACAGTATTAAAGACAGAACTGGGCTTACACCAGAAATAATAAGTGCATCTGAAGATTATGACAACGTCTTTATTCTTGGTTATTATTTCAAAGAGTGAAGAAGATATAAAGGGAATTATTGTGAATGTACAAGAGAAACAGTGTGATAAAATGGTATCGACACCCGATTCCCCATGTATTCATACAATACTCGATAAGGATGGTAATATTTCAATGTGCGCACTTCCCGACCAATTCCGCTGTACCGAAGCTATAAAAGCAAACGCTATCTGGTTATCCCATTCGGCGGTACAGGATTACCTTAGATGTAAAAGATTATACTGGTATAAAAATATAAGAGGGGTGGAACTTTTACCGCAGTATCTTTCCGACCCAGTCAAGATGGGCAAGCTATGGGATAAGTTGCAAAGCCTGAGATACGGTGTGGATGATGTTACCGAAACCACTGTAGCTGATTATATAGATGAATTACAGATACCAGATGTATGCAGAGCAAAGGTGAGTGCGGTATACAGGGCATATTGCGACCTGATTGAACCCGATAAAAAGGACTTGGTTGGATTGCAACAACATTTTATATGGCACTATTGGGATAAACCTGTGGGCGATATAATTGTACACGGATATTATGACAGATTATATAAGGACAGGTTTGTTGAATGCAAGTTTACAAGCGACCAGAGATATTATAACAATGTATGGGCATTGAACAGTCAAATCGGTACATATTTTCTCGCAAATGAGAATTTGAGAAGCGTTACTATGGAAATTATTCAAGTACCAAGACAAAAACTGTATAAAGCGGGTAAACAAAGAGCTGAAGATGAGACAATTGAAGATTATGAAGAACGTGTATATAGCGAGATAATGGCAAATCCTTATAATGTATTTATAGGGTATAACCATGAAGACAAATCTTATGGACTGCAATTTTACAGGGATGAATTCAATCTCAAGGAATTGGAATACAGATATAAATGGATAACTATTGAAATACAGGACAGGGCAAAAAGGAATAGCTTTTACATCGAAGATAATAAATGTTTCATGTACAATACTATGTGTGATTATTATGATGTTTGTACGGCTGGCGGGAATGTGAACTTTGAACGGTACAGGATAAGAGAAAAGAATCAAGACGAGGGGAATTAGGATGAAAAGGTTCTCGGTAGAATTTGATGAAAAGTATAAAGGTTATCAGATTGTTGGCATTACGAATGATCTGGGTTTTAGGTGTGGATATGTAAGAGTACCGCAGAGCCACAGATATTTCAATGTTGATCGCAGGGATATTGATATTGAATGTCATGGCGGATTGACCTATTCTGGCGGCAGCAACGAATATCCCGTTCATGCAGAGAATAACTGTTGGTGGATAGGTTTCGACTGTAGTCATTTTGGCGATAGAATTCCTGGCATAGAATTTCCTGGCGTAAGACTATTGGGGGAAGTATTACGAACAGAGGAATATGTCAGAAATGAATGCAAGAATATAGTAGAACAACTCATTGATAAACAAAGTAAGGAGATAACAAGATGAGAAGAGCACATAATGAGCATATATTTATTAAAGCTATTAATGATGGTTACTTCCGTATCGACAGCGAGGGTAGGGTATGGAAAATTGCACAAAGGCGTAGCAATCAATATTGGGAAAATAGATTTGTCAAAATTCCTGAAAGAGAGATAAAATATGTAGATAGTAAGGGTTATATAAATGTTACTTTAACTATAAATAAAAAATTGTATAATTGTAAAGCTCATCGAATTATATGGATATACTTTAATGGAAATATTCCTGACAATTTGGAAATTAACCACAGAAATGGAATTAAAACAGATAATAGATTAGAAAATTTAGAACTGGTTACATGTTCAGAAAATCACAAACATGCATATAAAATTGGATTAAATAGCAGAAAGGGTGAAAGAAATGGAAGGGCAAAATTGAGAAACAAAAATATAAAAGAAATAAAACAAATGCACTTAAATGGTTATTCACAAAGAAAAATTGCTAAAATTTTTGGTGTTGATAAAGCACAAATACAAAGAGTTTTAAATAATAAAACCTGGAAACACATAACATAAAAAGAAAGGAAAATAAAATGTCTCCTTTGATCCCTTATAATGCCCCACGAGGAACTGGCAAATGCCTGGTTAGTTACGGGGAAACAAGCACTGGCAAGACATCAAGTGTGCTCGGTAGTATTGAAAAACACCCAGAGCATTTTTCCCCGGCATTAATCATAGCCTGTGAAAGCAGAAATATTGAAGTAGCCTGCGAAACTGTAGATTTGCTTAGAACTAACCCTGAAACTGGTAGAATTAATTATGTCCTTTTCAATTACTCGACTTTTGATGAACTCATAGAAACAATTGCTAATGCAGACAGTAAAATAACGGTTGAAAGCGCAGGGGTTGATTACAAAGATATTAAATTGATATTTGTCGATGGGGGTACACAGCTAATGTCAAATATATCATTTGAAATTGCCGATGCGGCGGCGAAAGCACGAGCCAGAAGAGAAACAAGTGATAAAGATTTCATATTGAGAACAAAATTGTCCGAAGAAGGTTATGGTTCGCTCGCAGACCACATGGAAAGATTGTTTAAACTGCTTACAGAGCAAATGCTACATCCCCACAACAAGCATGTGGTACTGACTATGCTAATTGAAGGACAGGAATTATGGGATAGTTCTGTACGGGCTGAACCATCGTTAATGGGCAAAAAGTTCCCAAGAAAATTCCCAGGCCAGGTAGACTTTATAGGGCTCGTGGAGGATAGGTATATTCCGACAGAAATTGACGAGATTACAAAAGAAGTGAAAAAAATCAAAAAAGTTTATCCGCCATGGATTAAATTTGAGGAAGATTTTGATAGCAACGGTAATAAAAGAAATTTTCTGCATAAATGGACTGGTAAACGTCCCGTAGCAGATGACGCTGTTATAATGTGTCCGTTTGATTTGAAAACTATATTTTATCCGCCTGTATATAATCCATCACAAAAACCCGAAACTGTTCAAGGAGAGGAAGCAAATGAAAAAACAGCAATCTTGAGTGTAAATGATGATATAATAGAGACAGAAGAAGCTGATAATTTACCGAAAGGAGGAACAATTACGAGCAAAAAGTATGATCTGGATAATATACCACAGGGGGAAGTAAATGCTGAAATACAAACAGATGATACTTCAAAAGAGAAAAAACAGCATATACCCGGCGTGTAACATATCTAAAATTTAATGTTTTAACCTAACAACAAAAGGAGAATGATTATGGGTTTCAACGATCAACCAAACTTAAACGAAGATGGTATTATTGTAAGTCGAAGAGCGCCACAGGATGGCCCTGCGGTAGTCTCGGTGTTTGATAAAATCGTACTCAATGAAACGCCGAATGCCAAGGGATACCGTTCAATTAGAATACCATTTGCGGTGTATCAGCACGAAGAAATACAATGGCTCTGGTTTGTCAATCCTGACCCGTCGTTACCAGAGGGTATAAGGAAACGGGAAGAAAACAAAATTGTTAACCTTCTCGATGTACTTGGGCTACGTGATGAGTTTCTTAAAGGATTCAAAGAGCGTGGCGGCAATATGGGTAATCCGCTTGCGCCTGATGAAAAGAATTTACAGATACTAGTCAACGGTCTTAATATATTATTGCCAAACAAAGTGTTTGAAGTAATAATTGAGACAAGCAGGCGTGAGTGGAAAACCGGCGAGACGGATGAAAACGGTGAACCCATCGTAAGAACCGCATTTGACGTCAACTTTGCCAAGATGGGTAGATGGGGCTGTGGTATTGTTGCTGAAAATAAGGGCAAAGCCGCACCGAGAGCAACTACCGCTTCATTCGCAAGTACAGCCAGAAATGCAGGAACTCAGGTAACAGCTGAAAACCAGGGTTTCGGTGGGTAAATGGTGGTGCGGAACTGGGCTAAAAGCAACGAAAGGTTATAACACGTTCGAGATATGCCGGGCAGACCTGCAGGCGCAATATCTTGCCAGTTCCGCACATAAACATTTCGTATCCTATAGCTAAAATAAGGAGAATCTAATGAACAAAGAAAGCCGTTCGCCTAAAGTATTCGATGCTACTAAAATTGGGGATACTCGTATTACTTATCTTGAACCGAAAAAGCTTGATCCGAATGGCGAGGTAAAATTTCTCGTACATATATATAAAGAACTGAGTAATGCTGCTATATACAGGATTCTTTTCAAATACGGTTGTCTTGCGACCTATAAAGAAATTTTAAAAAGTATTAGATCTCGTATTGTAGAAATACAGAAGCTAATCACGCCGCCCCAATATATAGAAGAAACAGTGAAAAAGCTACTGGGGGAAAATGAAGATGACTGAAAGTGATGTTCCTTTTACTGTAACGATAAAGGACGATATCCCTTTTATTGTAATGATAGTGGTAATATGTTTATCGATGATTGTATGTACTGCAATTGATGTGATGCATAATACCGAACATACGTACTGGATAAGTGATTCCAAATATGATGCTATCGATGAGGGTATTGAAATGTTGGTAAACGGGGAATTGGATAGCCTTATTGTAACACATCCCAACAAACCTGGCATTGTAGGTTATATATACTTCAGGGGGAACGAATAATGACAGGTGCTTATGTGAGAATTGAACGTAGCGGCAAATGGCAATCAGTAGAGATTGAACATTTAACGGACAAAGAGCTTAATCAGTTTTCTGAACAGACGCCAGGTGATGGTTGGAAATGGGCTAAATTTCTCGCCAGATGGATAAGAAATAATGTTGTAGAAGAAAAATAAAATGGTCACGTTGAATTTAAGAGGGTAGAATAAATGGGTTTTTACGAACCACCCGATTCGAGGATATTATTTCATGGCGCACGACGTGAAAAGCCTGCTGTTAGCTGGAATGATTTCAAACCAACAGTAATACCCGATGGATTTATACTTCTTGTAGATACACGTGAGCAGTCCCCACTTTTCACTGGTTGGCCAATTAAAAAAGGTGAGATACGTACTCACGGCGATTTAATTATAAAGGGTGTAACATTAAGGGTGGGTGATTATTCAGTAAGCGGATACGAAAAACAGGTAGCGATTGAACGCAAGAAGCAGAGCGATTTCGAGAGTTTCATCCAGAAAGAATATCAAACAAAAACAATCAAGAAGCTACAGAAAATGAGCAAAATGTTCTTTGCAGGTTTAGTCATAGAAGCAGATGAAGCGGATTTATTTGAATATCCAATAAGCCCCAAAATGACAAGGGAAAAAGTTAGAGCGCATTTGGCGAGTATGAATGTACATTACCGTGTGCATGTAAAAATTAGTAATAATAGAAAGAAATTAGAATTATGGTGTCTTGACCGTTTAACAAGGGCATACCGATACTTACACGATGGAATACTGTTTAAAAGTGAAACTAGCGAGTAAAGGAAAAGAAAAATGATTGGATCACCAAAACCAGAAGTTGAAGAAACCGAAATCAATACCAGGCGCCCTACGCTTATATGTAGGTGTAAAAGATGCGGGAATTTAGTAATATTTGAAGATAGTATAGGAGTACCAGCTGTTCCAGAAGGATTTTCTTGTAATATTAACGAAATTACTCATTGGTGTGATAGTGATAAAAAAGAAATGGGTGTTATTGAGTTGGTCGGGTACTCATTCAGTTGAAAGAAAAGCAAACAACCCTTCATAATTATGTGGTGTAGCTAAAAAACAAGGGGGACATTGTTACACTCGCCCCTAAAGAAGGGTATGGTGAGGGATGATTAACTCAAACACCTATGAAGTTAGTTCTGCAAAGCAACAAATAGAGTATAGTTCTGTAGAATATAAATCTAACATAGTTGTCCTAATTCAATAAGTATATTAATTATCCCTCACCGCTAAAAGTGCAGGGGCTATAATAAAAGCAGTGTTTTGGAATTATTAGATGAAAAAGAGGTGTAAGATGGATGATAAATCTTATATTACAGCGGCTTATATGTTCTTTACAATCTATGGATTTATACTCGGATTGTGTTTGGGCGTTTTGATTATGAAAATATTCGGATGAATAATTGGGGAAAGAGAACAATAATGTGGAATTTAAATATAGGTGAAACAATAATATTTATGATTGTAATTTGGTTCATAGGCGGGTTGATCCAAACTCTTATATTCTGGAGATTAATGAGGTGAAATATTATAATCTTGATGATGAACAAGCTCGCAACTGGCAATCTTGATAAGGAGTAATATGATGAACACAAGAATAAAGCCGATAATCATAGATGTATCACTTAAAGCAAGCGAGCAAGCTGGGTTTATTTATGATTATCTTGCAGAGGAAAAACCAAATTATAAGGAAGCTAAAGCTCAGTGTTATAGAGTACAATGGCTACTTGAAAGCTGTATAAAATTAATAGAATTCGCTCAGGTTGAACCGAAGGAGTATAAATAGTGTACGATGAATTAACAGATTCTTTTTACTGTGATTATTGTGGACAAGAGCTTATACCAGCAATTAATTATAGTGATGAAGAATTAGAGGATATTAATCAATTAAAAATATACCATACATTACCAACATTTGACGAAAATCAATATTTGGAATTATGTGGGGAATGTTATCACAAAGTTGCAGTACGATGTAAAGAGTGTAATCAATTCTTTCATGTATCCGATATAAAATATGATTTATACCCCAATTGTAATTATGATTTTGATAATTCAAATCAAGAAGAGGTATGATGAAATACTACAACCTCACAGATACAGAGGCTCGCAACTGGCGACAAATAAACACAATTCTGGTAGTGCTGAAAGAGCAACCACCAAACTTATGGAAATTAAGCAGAATTGGAAATGATTTTGTAGAATTTTATAATCCAGCTACAGAACCAACACTATCACAACCAGACATAGAAACAGAGTGGGATATCTGGAAACTTCCATACGCAGTTGGTGATGTAGTCGGCTGTCGGGAAACTTGGGCTTATGATTTAGACGAGGGCTATGTATATTTAAGTGATGATATGACAGAAAATGTTCCGCACGGTTTTAATTATTGGCATTCTCCCGACAAAGATATGCCCATTGAAGCAATTCGCAGATGGTGGAAAGTGTTGGGTGTTGATGTAAAAAGAGTGCAAAAGATAACCGCAGAAGAATGGACAAAAACAGGAAATGGGAAGAATGTGAGTTTAAAAGAGTTTTTCAACAAATATGCCAGACCGATAAGACGCAGGGATGGATATATTCATTACTTATACGACAATACGCCAGAATCCAGAACATATATTACTGAAATACCAGGCTTTCGTAAATACCATAGAAACTTAGATATAAAAACCGGGGATAAACTCGGTTACTATGATACATGGAAAGGCAAACCGCTCTGGATTATTGCTAATCCATACATCGCATCATACGAAGTAAAGAGGATTAATAAATCCAAATGAGGTGAGACTATGAGTGAAAGACACAGGGGAAATCTAGTGTAACGAAAAATATCCAATTTCTATACCATAAAAGGAGAAATAGTTATGACTGATTTAGGCAATTTTACGGAAGAACTCATTTACAGAATATATGACAGTGAGATAAATTTTAAAATACAGTGTTTCTGGGATACTGGATTTGATGTTTATCTTGGTGACGAGCTAAATGGATTCAAAGATAAATCGCTTCAGTGTAATACTTTTTATGAGGCACAAGGAGAATTAGTTAGGATGGCTTTGAAACATTATCCAAAATCTGAATTTGCTAAATGGTACAATAAAACACTTTGGGAGAGAAATAGTGATGCCAAGTAAAGAAAAGCAAGTGTTATCAGAAAAACCCATATCACCAGAGGAAAGCAAACTTCTTTATGAACTTAAAAAAGCACAAAAGCAATTAGAAGAACCACACAAATTTAGTTCAACATTACAACAAATATGGCACATGTTGAATGAAGAAAGATTGCTAAGTGCTGAAACCGAGTTTGCTGGTTTTCTGTTTCGATTTAGAAAGAATGTACATGGTGGTTTGGTTTGCAATGTATATAACATGAAAGAATGTGCAATGTCGCATGAAGACGGTTATTCTGGGGTATGATGAGTCAGAGGGGAGAATGTAAAAGGGAGACGTAAATGCCGATAGTAAATGTAGAAGCTGAAATAAGCGTATGGTGTTCATGTGGAAAAGGTCTATGTGGACAGTCCACTGGTGGAGATGGATTAGTAACTGTAGACCCCTGCAAAGAATGTTTGAAAAAAAGCATATGAAGACGGTTATTCTGAAGGATATGATGAAGCAAAGAATGAGGACGAAAATGATGATTAAGTCATTGCTAACAGGAATTAGAATATATAAGTATTTAAGGAAAATTTAACCAATGCAAAAAGGGGGTATGTGAATTATGAATAAGAATAAAATATATCAAGCGAGGTGTTGCGGTAATTGTAACTATTCAATCAGAAGTTTAGGTAATGTTGGGTATTCACCTTTAATTAAATGTACGTTTGGCTTGGCTCCAGATGAAGAACCATTAGCGGGTCTTGAAATAACTGATTGTTGCGATAACTTTATGAGAAGATATGCTCCGCCAAGAGATAAAACTGATGCAATTAGAATAATCAGAGATGAGATAAAACGGCTTCGTAACGTGGATTCGATGACTAATGTATTTATACATCCCAAAGCAAAGAAAGAATTAAAATATTGTGCCGATATTATTAATGAGAATTTAAAGGTTATTATAGGGGAAAATGAATAAAGAGAATACAATTGAACTAAAGGGGACTGACTAAGGTTATAAACAGGGAGAAAAAAAGATGAGCATGAAAGGCGAATGTTTGTTTAATCCACCAATAATTATCAATACTGTTGAGAGTAGTGGAAATTATATATACACAAATTATACCGTGCGTCCAGTTGTTGAATGTACAGATTGGTGTCATAATTATGAGGGGAAAGACCAGACTGGTGAAACTTGCCGTCATTGTAAATATTTCAGGGTTTTTAAAGGGAAGGAAGGTAAAAAGAAATGAGTGAAATAGGTAGCGTAAAACCGTTTAATGCTGACGATATTACTATTGATAATTTTGAAGGTATTGTAAAATGTTGCAGAAAACCAGTCAATGTTCATGCTTTGCAATTAAACTTTCCTGAAGGGTTTGAAGTTACAACCAGACAAGGAAAAGTTAGGGGAAAGCCTGGTGATTATTTAATATTCGGAGTTGATGATGAGAAATATCCGTGTGATAAAGAAATATTTGAGAAAACGTATGATATAATAGAAGAATAATAGGGTTTATGAGAAGATATATAGATATTTACATAAACTCTTATCGGAGAAAAAACTATGAAGCAAAAACGCGTCTGGCGATACTATTGTGATTTCTGTGGGAAAAGTGGTTGCAATAAAGCTTCTATAAAAAAACATGAAATGCATTGCACAATGAACCCAAATCGTATATGCAGGATGTGTGAATTAATGGAATGGGAACAGCAACCAATAGAAAAACTTAAAAAGTCTATAGTTAAAATAAAAGATGAAAAACAGGTAGACGATGGTTTTATAACAGGTATTATCCCAGCGGAATACAATATAGAAAAATTGAAAGATATATCAAATGGTTGTCCTGCATGTATTATGTCAGCCCTCAGGCAATCTGGTATAAATCTTGCGTGGGTAGGTTTTGACTACCAGAAGTCAGTTGAGGAATTTTTTGTTGAATATAATAATAAAGGATACGAATATGGTTTATACTGATGGAATACACCTTGTGGCTGATTCACTTGAAGAATTACATGAATTTGCACATAAAATTGGACTTGAGAGAGAATGGTTTCAGAACAAAAGAACTCCGCATTATGATATATGGGGTATTATGTATAAACGGGCAATAAAAAATGGGGCTAAAATAGTACTTGATAGAGAACTTGTTAAGATCAAACCAATTACATTGGACTCTCCTTATGAGGACTTTGATATTGAATAAGAAGAAACATGTGAATGTTATAAGAAGAACAGCAAATAACATCTCAGCAAAAATCTAACATGGAAACGGAAATCATCAGTGAAATTAATGGACTCAATAAACGTATCAAAGAGATTATTGCTGAACATAAATACGAGAATTCTGTTATGCAAAGGGAAAAATATGAACAGATATAATCCAAATGCAAAATGCCCCGCATGCGGGGATGAGAAAATTCTGGCAAGCTTCAGAAAAAAGGGTTCGTATGATTACGAAGCGTCTTCTTCTTATATCAAACACCAAATGGATGTTATAAGAAGAACATGTAACAATTGCGGGTACTATTGGGATGAGTTGCCTCTACAAGAGTAGTAATAAAAAAGACAATCATTCTGGAGATTTAAAGAAATGAGAAAAGAACCAACAGAAGTGTATGTGTGTGGGCTTCTATTCAGCAAAGAAAGGACTCATATTGCACTCATTCTTTCTGCCACTTCTGAGTGGCAAGAAGGAAGATTTAATGGAATTGGCGGGCGTGTTGGGGAGCTTGAATCCATAGAAAGTGCGATGATTAGAGAATTTAAAGAGGAGACGGGATTGTATTTTAATGATTGGTCTCCATTTGCTCAAGGCGATTCTTTAGACGGTCAAAAGAGAGTGATTTTTTGGCGTGGATTTGATGATAAGGTTTTTAAAATAAAAAGTAAAACTGGAGAGCGAATAGTGGTGTTAGAAATAAAGAATATAGATTTTAGGAGTTGCATTCCGAATTTATCATGGTTGATACCACTTGCTCTGGATACTACCACAATTTCATTAGTTAAATTTAAATTTTAAAGCTTTTCTTGGAGGGAAGGCAGATGGACATTAAAGATATTCGGCAAGGAAAGAGATTATTGGAAGAGATGATTCTTGAGTCAATTAGAGATTTTGAAGAAAGAACAAGTTGTTCTGTTTCTGATATTGATTTAATATTTAGCGACACAATCGGAGGAATGAGAAATGTCATTTCTGTTAATTTAGACATTCGTATTTTATGAGAATGAGATGAAAAAGCCCAAAATAGTTTGCTTATGTGATTCTATTCGATTTGAAAGGAATTTATAAAAGCTCCTTTCCTTGAGACCGTGAAAGAAATATAGTTTTAATTGAGGGAGGTAATTACAATGCAAGGAACAACTCCAGAAAGAAAACCTTATGTAAACACAGAAGCAGAAAAATTGGAAAGCCACGAAGGAATTTGATAATGACAAAGAAAAATAAAGAGAATAAAGCCACTATCGCGGTATCGAAAAGAATAGATATTGATACGATTAAACAAATAATTTACTGTCATCAACTATTCATGCAATTCATATTTAATAACACGGATAATATAACTGAATGGACAGTCGATGATATATCGAAGGGTGTGGAAAATGACAGGTAAACTTATGCTAAAACAGGAGACTAACAATGTCGCAAGTAGAATATTATCTGGGAAAACTCTGTCCGCACAAACATGAGCATGGGGATACAGGACAGAGCCTGAGGTATTGTAGTACCGGTAGATGTGTAGTATGTAAGAATATAAATAATAAGAAGTACAACAATCCTGAATACCAGAAAGCATATCGTAAAGCCAACAGGGATAAACTCAGAAAATATCACAGGGCATACTATTTGAACAACATAAAGGCATTAAAGGAATATGGCCGCAATTATTATCTTCAGAACAGGGAAAAATTACTGGCACGAAAAAGACAACGCAGGCAAGAACAAAAACAGACACTAAAACGTGAATAATACTTCAGGGCAAACGATGAAACAAAAAGAACGGGTAATTAGAATAAAATTGAATAGGTCGATACGTAATTCGCAGATACTGTTGCCAATCGAACCAATACAGACTATACAAAAGGTACTGGAACATGGCGAGAAAACCAACAAAAAGAGCTGGGATAAATCTATTACATTTCACTTATACAGAGCAGTCAGACATATTGTACTATACATAATTGGTAGCAAATCAGAACCGCATCTCGAACATGCATTGACAAGAATGATTATAGCAGTAGATAAACAATCCAAACAAAAAGAAACTATATCAAATCCGACATATCGATAATCACACATTTAAACCTCAATGGAAGAAAATTGCGCACATTAAAATATTATAGCATAGATGAATTACGTGCGATATTTAAATCTTTTCAAAATTTTAAAAATGAAAATCCACGTCAATATCAATTAGAGGCAGCGGAATTTATCATTAACAGCGATAAACCGGTAGTAGTATTGAAAGCGGATACTGGAAGTGGAAAAACTATGATAGGAAGTATCGTATGTAAGGTTTATAACAATTCTACCTATCTGGTTCATAGTAAATCCCTTCAAAACCAAGCACAGCATGATTTTCCAGAGTTTGAGGTATTAAAAGGTAGGGCAAATTACGAATGTATAGATATAAAAGGCAATACTGTTGCGGATTGTCCTTACAAATCCCCGAAAGAAAACTGTGCAATGTATTGGAAATGTTTATATAGAGTGCAGAAAAAGAAGGTCGTTAATCACCCCCTGAGATTGCTCAATTATCAACTCTTTCTAAATGAATGTAACTATGTGGGTGAGTTTTCGGGTTCAAGATTATTGATCTGCGACGAGGCTGATACGCTAAAAAATGAGTTGCTCAATTTTATCAAACTTCAGGTCTCGGAATGGCAAATTGCTAAGTTTAACATAGTACCACCGAAGTACAAAACAGCATGTGAGAATGGAATTAAATCATGGAAAGACTGGGCGCATATCAACCGTATAAAAGTAAAGAAAGAATATGATAAACTGGACGAATCAGCCCATGAAAGGAAAATATTTGAGAAGTACGAAGGGTTTATGCGTAGACTTGGAATGTTTGAGAGATTTCTTGATAAAAACTGGATATTTCAGGAATGGATAGGTAAATTCGGTAGAGTATGGTCGTTTTCACCCGTGTGGATAACGCCAGAAATGACTGATGAATTTATAAGAAGACATATCGGAAATGAAAATGAACAGGGGAAAATGGTGTTAATGAGCGCTAAGCTACCACCGTTGCCTATACTGTCGCAAGAGACTGGTATACCGATGAATGAAATGGATTATATGGAAGTGCCGAGCTTATTCGATCCGAAGAAAAGACCGATATACCTTAAGTCTACTGCTAATATGGCGACCAAACATGGATATAAAGAGTTTGATAAGGTTGCAAGTGAAATAAATAAGATACTGGAAGAACATGCTGAACAAAAAGGATTAATACATACTACTAACTACAGGCTAAGAGATTTAATAATGGAACATTGCAACCATAATGGTAGACTGATAACACATGAACTTGAAAACAGAATTGAACAGATAGACAAATTCAAAGAATCAGATAGACCGTTAGTTCTCGTATCCCCCTCGTGCGATAGGGGTATTTCGTTAGACGATGAGTTGGCAAGATTTATTATCGTAACCAAACTGAGTTATCCTGATTTGGGGGATAAAATGGTATCTGCAAAAGCCTACACCCCGCATATCGGGAACTATTGGTACAAAGCGGAAGCTGCACAGACATTGGAACAACAATGTGGACGTGGAATCAGAAGTCAGGATGATTACTGTACTATCTATTTGCTAGATACACATATAGAAAATATAATTGTGAAACATAGAGAACTATTTAGTGATTACTTCTTGAGATGTCTTATCTGGTGAAAAGAGGATTATCATGGTAGAGGGCAATAAATGTTTTATGCTGTACCAAGTAAAGCTAAACAATAACAATTGTAAATGATATGTATTTCTGTTTATATTTGTATTTTAAATATGGTTATAGGTTTGTGTAGTTTCTCGGCGCTTTTTGCGCAATATTCTTCCAATTCCCTGCTGATATCATATCCTTCTTCACCTGATACATCCTGTAAATCTATACGAATTGAGTCTCGTGTTTTATCTGGAAAAAATATATGGATGTTTTGACTGGCACGTGAGGTTAGTTGAAGTCCCTCCTCTGAATATGCATTAGCCCCCACGACAGAGCTTCCCCTTGCATATGTATCACCTATGCGACAGCTGTGCACGTTCCCGCATATCACGAAATCGACAATCACACCTTTTGCTGCCCATTTACCTTTAATTTTCTGTATCGATTCTTCAATTTTAGTGCTTATCTGGTTGCCGTGAATGAGAAGCACATTTTGTCCAGCAACGCTTATTACCTGTTCTGAGTAACTATCACCAATATTAAAGTCTATACCCTTACAGTCTTTGAACAGATATCGTAAAATATTAAATATACTAAAATCATAGTTATCGGTCACCACTATATCTGTCCACGCAATATCATTCGGTATCCTCGATTCATTACCCGTTACGCACGCAACGGTAACGTTGAAATCCGAATTTAAATCAAGCAACATTTGTTGTATTATTTCCACAGAAAGAAACATAGCCTTGCTTCTATTAGTCGCCTGGCTGAGCAGTTCATCCAAGCGGCGATCGCTGTTAATCAGATCTCCCGTCATTGCAAACAGAATATTCTTTATATTAAAGAGCTTAAAATATTGCTTTGCTTTTCTAACCAACTTTTTACAGCGTTTACTTGCTATAACAAAATCGTACCTATTATTTGCGAGTTCAACAAGTTCATTAAAATGAGCATCCGTAAAGTGCAAAAGACCGACAGCATTTTCATCTATTGGTTTACTCGGTTTAAAGTGCTTGACAAATCTTTTGAGGCTGTTGTGTTCGAGCAGATCAATAAATTTTTTATTAAGTTCTACGACAGCATTTTCAATACGGCAATATTGGCGGAAACTTTTACGCTCGATTCTGTTTCTGTCTTCAAACCGCTGTTTTTGTTTAGCCAGTCGCACATTTTCTACAATAATCTCTACATCGCCGCCGCCGAGCGCCATTGCTTTTATATTTTGCCATTCACCAAAGCGACGCCGCAATGTTGTACGTGGCGGCTTATTTGGAACTTGTAGTTTGTCGTATTTATCTGCGCTTATATCAGGATATTCGAGGATTATTTTGCGGAATTGCTCGAAGAGAATATCATCAGGTAATTTATAATGGTTACTCATGTAGTTCTCCCGTGTTAATGTTTATGTGTACTATCTGGGAAATTGCTTGGTTACTTTCGGTTTCTTATCTATTTACAGCAACAAATAGTACGATTATTAATAATGCCACAATTAGTATCTGTGTAGTGAATTCCATTTACATTTCCTTGCTTTTGAATTCGTTCTCAAAATCTTCATCCACGTAACAGGCCTTCCTGCCACACTTATTGCATTCACTCGGATGTTTCATGGGAATTGGATGAATAGAAAGTTGCTGGTAACCGCAGTGGGAGCATATCTCAACAGTAAAACCGTAGCCAAGTGGCGCATCCCCACACTCTTGCAAATAATTAACAGATTTTATCATATCATCCTTATCCCGTTGCGGAATACTCGATTCCTTGATTACCGTAATTGTATCTGTATATGACAGCCTTACCACCGTAATTGTCTTTCGTTAGCGAGCCAAGGATTATCTTTCATGCTGATTATCCAATATTTTTGCCAGTTTGCCTCTGCGATGGCTTTCAATCAAGAAACCTTTGAGTACATCACAAAATCTGCTTATGGCATTTTCGATGCCGACTTCTTCTATCAATAGATTCAATGAGGTACACTCGACTATCCAGCGGTCAGCAGTAGTATTTTCATCTTTGTAAACGTTTATCACTTATATTCCCTTTTCGTGATATACAATTGCAAGAAACGGCAAACATCACGGCATACCGTCTCTCGATCTCAATATTCCAAATGGTAATATGAGCATTGATGGGCGAGTAGGTATTCTATCAAAACCCTATCGTTCCCACTGGTTTATGCGTCCATAAAAGCCAGGAATTTACTATTACCACTTACTTAATCCATTCTGCATACAACAAACAAGCCATTCGATGGGGATGACGCGACTCGAACGCGTGTTTAAACAAGTGAAATTTCCTTTATTTTATTGAACCTCTGTCACCCCCATTATTTTATACCATTTAAAACAATAAACACAGGATTCAGAGCACTTATGATTTCATCGCCATCAAGTTTACCGCCATACTTTGTGAATATCTCTTTGCCAGCATCACGAACTTTTCCACTATTGACCGTAAACCAACCCCCATAACAAATGCAAACACCATCCTGTAATGGTATTTCATCGCCAATATTGTAATGTTTCATTGTCGGTTCATCGTGAGCAATACACTTGATTTGTAAGTTAAGTCTGCTGACCGTATCGTACAAACCCATTACTATCACCTGATTTCAATATCATTTTTCTTCTTCGTTTTCCGTTATAATAACAGGTTTTTCAATTTTTATCTTTATAATAATAACTGTGTTTATCAGGTACGGGTTGTAATCAATCCGTATTTGATTGCCATCCAACAACCAGTATGTACCGTAAGCAAGCTTGAAGAATCGCCCCTCGTTATAATCGGGTATTGACGCAAAGAATAATACAACATCAGTCACAAAAGGCATTATCTGTCTGTCTATTACATAAACCCAATTTCCGCCAGTATGATTATCTTGTGTAAGAAACATTTCAACCATTACACAATAATCGTCATCCGTACCGACTTCTCCTTGCGGACCAGGTGGACCTTCTGGACCTCGTTCACCCGGCGGTCCTGTTGGACCTCTGAATATATCACAGCACACGAGTAAGCACAGTGATATTATTAACAATAACTTTTTTATAGTTCTCACCTACTTTTTCATATATTTTTCAAATAATGGTATTACATTTTTGATAGCCCGTTCCCCGAACAAAAAACCTAAGACCAGCAAATTTATTACAAGAAATGCAGTTTCTATTCGTGAATTTTCCTGTATTGTCCAGTATCCGCCGAACACCAGGCAATCCATCGCAAGCGTAAAGAATCCAAACGCCGGGCGCTGGCATCCTCTCATGAACAAAATAATCGAACCAAGCACAGGTATTTGCCTCAAATCGGATGCTGTTCCTTCAAGCTCTTTGATTCTCTGATTGAATTCAGATTCCGCAACATTCAATTCTTTTAAAAGTTCAATCTCATGAGCCTGTGTGATTTCCATAATCTTCAATTCAAAATCTCGCTTTTCCGCATCCGAAAGAGAAGGCGGAAAATAATCCCTGATAGCGCCAACGATTTTTGCCCCGAAATCGCCGGTAAGTAAATTAACTATTTTATTTAATATACCCATTTAACTCTCCGTTTCTTGCAAGTCTTCCTCTAGCAAATCAATCAAGTCCTCTACCCGATTTGTTACTTGAGAATACCATCGTGAATTTCTCATTTCGATAATCGCCTTTTTCCAATCACCCTTTTTTATTGCTCTTATCATTTTTCTGAATTTTCTGAAGCGAATTATACCGAGATTGAACATCATGTCAACAAGTACAATTTTCTGGTTCTCGGTGAACTTATGGAAATCGGGAAATATTTCAAATACGTCATCGATGGCAACGTTTATATCTTCTTTGAATATCATCTCTGCTATTTTTTTAGAAATACCTCTATCATCAAGGTTGTGCCCGTAGCCTATTGTAGTTTTATTTGCACTGCATTTATACGGATATTGCCTAAAACCCTCATGTTCTTTTATTATTTCCAAACCTACACGAGATATTAATCCAGGATTATTATTCATTTCTTCGTTTTCCCTCTGGTTTATCAATCTCTTTTTTCAAGTTTTATATTTCCGCCGTCATTAGAAGTTGATACCGTAACAACATCATCTATTTCTGGTACATACACATTATACCATTGACAATCTTCGCTGTATTCCTTGGTATAATATCCTTCATCAAGTTCTACAACTATACCTTTGAGCGTTATGTGAACTTTATCGCCTTCTGAAAATTGCTCTTTCATTGTGATTATCCCTGTACTGTTATTTTTTTCTACCTCTTTTGGGCATTTTTCTCAAGGTTAGCGCCAATCTTGCACGCTTGGCAATGGTTGAATTACCCTTTTTCGCCTGTTCTCGTAACCATGATACTTTAATAGTTCCATCTTTCTTTAATGCGTTAGATGCTCTTGCAGACCTCGTTAAACTACCTTCTGCTTTGATAGCGTCCTGTATCCATAATTTTTTCCTTGCCACTTTAAATCACCTCTTTCTGCTAAAGTTACTGTGCCACCCATCCCGATTGTACGTACCAATCAATGGGGTAGGGGTGGGTGGCATGTCGTGTGTTGGAAGACCAACGAAAGTAATATACTATAAGTGTTGTAATATGTCAATAGTGAAACGTATTGTAAAATATGTTATCTTCTATGCGATTTTTTGACTGCCTTGTTTCTTCCCAGGATTTTCATAGCAGTTGCATATGCCTGACTCCAACTATAAGAGGGATTACTTTTCTTAATCTGGATAGCCTTGCGATGGAAAGCTATAGTGTGCAGCCCGCGACCCTTAGGGGGTTTAAATCCCGCATTTCTGTAGAGTTGTTTTATTGCTTTGGACATATTTGATTCTTCCGACTGTGCTTTTATTTAAAAACTTAATCTTTGCATGGTTTATTAGTTTATTAATATAGATTAAACAATCAGACATCTTGAATATTTGGTTTTGTTAATCATTCCGACGTCTTTCTTCCCATTTATCTATAATCAGCTTAATTTCACCTGATTGAAAAAGAAGCTGGTCTTGTTTATTGCTTATGATTTTGACATCGTTTTTCACTTCGGTCATGTCGGATTGCAAGTTCTCAATATTAGCCACAATACCCGAATGGGCTGGACATCTATTTGGTATGCTAGAGTTATTTCCAGGATTGTTACTTTTGCTAGAATGTCCCCATCTTATATAGGCTATTATCAAACCTATTCCCGCGGGTACTGCAATTGATGCTATAGCTATTCCATCACCTATTGATAACATATTTACCTCTATCTTTTAGGACATTTCACGCCTTCTCTTTGACGTTTTCCCTTACCGTATTTCTTCTGCTGGTAACTATTCTTGTACGAGCCTGTACCATCACGTTTGCCACGAGTAATTCTTCCCATCATTAGCCTCCTTACTTTCTAATCAGAAACCATTCCACTTCATAGGATTAGTTATACCATTCCATTTTTCTATTGTTGCGCCATTCCATTTACCTTGCCACATCTCTTTAACAGAAACATCGTCTATATAGAATGCTGCGTTAGCATTTGCTGCATTCGTTGAAGCGACATATATACGTACGTAGGTAGAAGTTGCTGTGGCAGTTTTCGTTCCTTCAAGCCTAACCCAAGCATCATTCGAGTATTCGGTAGAAGAAGTTGTCTCCATGAAAAACAGATAAAAGTCTTCTGCAGCCAACTGCCATCCTTTAACCCATGCGACAAATCTATAAGTTTTTCCAACGGTAAGACCTGTTATTAGTTGCTGGATACCCCCTTGACTTCCATCACCATCTAAGTTTACTTTTCTTGAATAACTTCCTGTGCGTCCTCCATCTACTCTGGGGTAACCTGCTGGAGAGCCATAACTATCCCAATCACCAGGTCCGTCCTCAAAGCTACCGTTTGTAACAAACTCATCGTTAGGAGCAGAAAATCCACTTATAGGCACAAATAAAAATATTAACAAATAGATAATAACTCTTATCATGGCACTTCTCCCACATCTGGACTTGGATTAAAGTACATTATATCAGTAGCAATACAGTATCCTACTATTTGTACCTGGTCACCACTATCTGGAGGTTGCGTAGTTGTAGGCAATCCAGCAGTATCATCATCTACGTAAACGTTTGAACCTATTGTCTGTACCGTACTCCACGTTGACAGCTTTATATAACCTTCATGCAAATACTTGCCATAGCTATCGGTTGCAATACCATTTCTTTCTATACACATAACTCTCGCAGGCATCGATGCGGTGCTGTCAGCTTGAGCTTTTAAATATTTGCCAGATGAATATAAGTAACACAAATCCCCGAATGATGTGTTGACACCAGCTTGCCCGATAACGATTGTCCCTGTATATGTACTATCAGCTAAATCCCAGGGTGTACCATGAGAAGTAATCGTGGTGCTATCTGCGGTCAAGACAGTAGTAGTTAACCCTCCAGTCATTGTATCACCGTCAGCATTAACATACCTACCATCAAGTATCTCTGTATTGACAGGTATTTCCCAATGAGAGTCAGAGTTCCCTTCGTAGTATAGAGTGATACTCGGCGCCGAACCACTTCCAGATACATCAGCATAAATCTTTCCTACAACATAGCTATCGCTTGCTATATCGTGGTCTGCTGACAGAGTTAAAGGAATAATACATGAGTTCTTACCAGAAGTTATCTCATTGCTAACAACAGAAGTTCCAATAACCTCTTCTGAAGTATCGCTTTTCCGTTCAACCAGCTTCCAGTACAATCTTAGTGTTTCTGTACCACCTGTTTTCTCAGCATAAAGTCGCCAGTTATAAACACCAGTTAATAGCTTATCTGGTTCATTAGCATTTGGAGCAATCCAACCAACAAGGTAATCATCATCCGATATTGACGTTATACTGGTGTCTTGTTCTGAGTCAGCAGATGGGATCAGAGAACAGTCTTTATAGTTCGCTATCCCAGAATCAGTATCAAGCATATAGTATCTCGCTCCCAGCGCAGTTACCGCCTCATCCACATATCTCTTATCTACTAAATGGTATAGAGAAGTCAGGTTTCTATCGGTGTCATATAAAGCTACCCCATCCGAAATATGCAACCTTGCTTCAGGACTTATTGTTCCAATGCCAACGTTGCCGTCTACAGTTAGATTCCCACTAATGGAAACATCACTCAATTTATTGGTAATATAATTCAGTTTTCCAGACACCGATACTGCCAACGTAAGACATAACACAACAATCATAAATATTACAAACTTTTTCATGTGGTACCACCTTACTCATTAAATAAATATGTATAAAAAGTTACAGTAGAATCGGCGGCTACGGATACACTGTCCTCGTTTACAATCGACTTAATGTTCCACCTTATCCATGGTACGTATACTCTCGCTTTTACAATAGTAGCGTAGCTATCCGTAGTACCGTCTGGAATTAATGAAATATCGTCATCGTTTGTATCAATGTTTGTCCATCTCTCGGTACCCGGCCTAGCGCAACCCTCAAGTGCAAATGTGAGTGTATCTACGCTATCACCGACGCAAACGATAGCATATATCATGTTATAACCTTCCGTTCTGAAACTATCGACAACACCAACGGCTATTGCTGTTTTTGTAGACAGTTCTTTCTGTGCGTAGGTACTTACACCCGCAAGCAATAACATGATGCACGTAAATACGACCAATAATTTTCTCATTTTTCACTCCTTATTGGATTGGTTTATTTATCCTTTTCATTTACCCGTTTCAGGTTACTTAATTATTTCTTGTAATTCTACCCCAAGTCCTACCAAAGCGCTAACATATTTATTGCATTTATCTACATCTTGATCTTTTGCAGCCTGCCAGAACTTTCTATAGTAGTTGCTTCTTATATTTGCAAGGGCAAGTCTTGCAGCTTTCTTTGCATCAACACCGTTCAATTTACAAGCTTCAGTAATATCTTTTATCAATTTTTCTTCATCTTTATTAAGAACACGATAAAGTTTGGAAATCTTCCCTGCAGGTCCACCCATTGCAATTCTAGCTCTCGCTTTGTAAATATCTTCAAAACTGCGAATGGCTTTCCATTGAGTCATTCCCTTTTTGCTTGGAAAAGCCAGAAAAGCATTGTTACCACTAAGAGCAAAAGGTACAAATTTTTCCATTACGTTTTTAAATCTCGCATAAACTTCTTCATATTCTTCAAGGTCATCTCTTGCCCAAGGTTCGGAAAAGTTGCTTCCAACATTGTATCCAGTAGCCTGTTCAAACATTGTCCTTGCAGCAGGCGATAGTTTATGTCCCAATGCTATCAGAGGATCGGTAGTCCAGCGAATCAATTCACGACCCGCTTTACCGAGACTTATGTATCTTCTGGCATAATCACCTCTTTCTTTCCAATTCTTATTCCAGGGTAATCTTCTCCAGATATTTGTCCAGTCAATGTTAAATTTATGTCCTTTTTCATTTTCCCAGGGTCCTTTACCATTTATAGCATAGTTAGCTGCAATTGTGAACCCAGCTATACCCATCATATAACGAAACCAATGACGTCTGCCAATCCTACGTATAAATCTCAGTCTCGCTCTTTGCTCTGTTGTTTTGCCACCGTATCTAAAAGGCCAAGTTCCCATTTTTATTTGACTCCATGTCCAATCAAGAGACATGAGAAGTTGAGTAAAGACCTGTCTCGTCTTAGGATTCCTGAAGCACGTGTTGAGCCATTCCTGCCCGCCGTAATCATCAGAAGTGTATTTGGCTGCTGTTTCTTTAATTTTCTTAACTGGTAAATCGCTGTTTGCCAGACCGTCTTTTACGATTTCATAATATGTTAATAATTTTGCTCTCTGGGTGTTATCCCACAATAAATGTTGATTCCACGAGTAAATTTTTCTGATTGCCTTTAATGGAATATATGGTGCCCATACCGCTTTACCAGAAATTGGTTTTTCTTCTATGACATTTTTTAGAAATTCTTCAATACCGAGTAGCATACGTTCCATTACGTTAATACCCTCGGTTGTTATATATCCGACTTGTCCCCCGTGTTTCAAATAGTCATCCATAAATTCGGGAACTTTTTCGAGTTCTTTACCAGCTTCCAGGAATTTTATGTGCGCTGGTATAATACCGAATTTTTTTGTTCTGCCAAAGAGCTCGGCTTTCTTACCCCAATAACCACCAATAAAAGGCATTGCTCTCCATCCAGCAGCCCCGACTGCACTAAAAAACTCTGCTTGATGATGGAAAAGTGATAATAGAGTTAATTCACATGCCTTGGTAACAGCATTAAATCCTTCAAGAATACGCGCTGGTGTACTGAAAAAGCGCTGTCCGAAGAGGGCATCGATAAACGGTTTTACTTTCGGATCAACTGCAACCTGTCCCTGAAATAGCAAAACACCTCTACCCTTTAACGGTAATCTATATGTCCGTCGGATAGGCCAGTAGTCAACCGTTGGCCATGCTGGGAAATCTTTTGGTTTTTGAATAACACTCATACCATCTTCATTGAGAACCTGGGGCAGTTTTTCCAGAAAAGCCTTATTTGTAGCAACTCTGTAATTTATGCCAGACCAGAGTTTTAAACCATCACTTAGGGTTTTGACTCTTGGCTTTAATTCCAATTCAACAGCTGTTGCAAGGTCAGGCAGGATTCTTTTTTTCGCCTGTGGTGAGCTTTTAGCCCATTTGTTTATTGCGTTTTTATATTTTTCTGTCATAGGCGTTTCGTAAGCGTGGATAAAATAATCTTCAATAAACTTGATATATTCCGATTCGCCCGAATCCTTTAAATATTCATTAACCGTTTGTCTTGCAAGTTCCTGATATGCCCTGTAGAGGTTAATTGCTTTTCTTTCTTTATCATTTATACCTCTTTTGAGGATTTCTTCTCTTGTTTCTCCAGTCCACGGATTTTTACTTCCCTTTTCAACAATAACGACCAAATCCGTTTGTCTATCTTTATCTGGCACAAGTTCGTCAATTCTTTTTGCCTGTAGGTTGGCTTCCTGAATTAGGGCTTTATAATTCCGTGATGTTTGAACCCCAAGACTTTCTACTGTTTTTACATAATCTTTATCTGAAAGATCGACAGTCAATTTTAGAGGCTCATGTTTTTCTGGTAAACGAAGGGCTTTTACAATGTGTTCAGCAACAGCTGGCCTTTCAGGTCCCGTATAACGGTTTTGCTGTAGTCTTGAGATAATATCAAATAATTCGGGTTTGTTCGCCAGTTTTGCTTCAAACAACGCTGTTACATCGGGTGCAAGCTCTTTAACATTTTCTGGGTCAAGAATATAATGTGTTATAAAATCAGCCATTAGTTCTGTATGACGGCTGAGTTGTGATTTAATGTTTTTCTCTGATAAAGACGCTTCCCAGAGTTCAGGTCTGACAACTTTAGAAACCTCTTTTAATTCATTTCTCAATCCCATTTCACCTATAGTCGAATCTGGAAAACGAGCTTTGATTGATCCTGGAAAAGTTTTGTTGTTCAAAAGCCAGTCTATATTATGCCCTAATTCATGTGTGGCGGTTAGTGCTTGCGTAACGTCCTGAAGTTTAATACCCTTTTCTTTTTCAAATTTGCCAACTACGGTTTGTCGCAAAGATTTATAACGATATGGCGTTGACAGTTCTTCTGCCGCAGCCATGACTTCAGTCCAGTAATCTTCACCAACCTTTTTTATTTTCTTAGGCCATGCTTTAAACTTGTCAAAAACAACGTCGTTTATATCTTCTGGTATTTTGGCTGATAGTTTCGGTTCGACTATTTTTTCAATTCCCGCTTCAGGAACTTTAGCGGGCGGTTTTATACCAGTTGAAGCTATGTCTTGAATTCTATCAAAGTTTTTATTCCACCATTCTTTTGCAGCTTTTTCAGTCCATATATCTTTATTAAAGCTGAGTCTTTGAATTTGTTCTTTGCCCTTAACGGTGCCAACGACAAAACTTATACCTTTTTCTTTGAGTCCATTGACTTCATGTCTGGTCTTGAATTTAGATTCACCCATGCCCATTTCGTCAAAGTCTTCAACTGGTCTGATTGCGAACCAGCCCTGATTAACTGTACTATCACTATCGTATGCAAATGGGCGGGTTATGCTGATTTTTTTCCCAATTTCTTTTTCGGGCTTGATTTTGGTGATTCCCTTTTCCCTCGTAACTGCTCTAATTTCTTTACTACGCTCAGCCTCGGCTTTGAAAATATCAAGTGGAACATAACTATCCTCCATTTCATTTATTGCTTCCTGTAATAGCTCAGCGGGTTTGGGTTTGTTATATTCTTCAAACAAATTCGCCTGCTTCGGATTGCCGACTTTATCAACCAGATTTATATAATTGTTAAATATTTGTCTTATTTTCCTGGGACTTCTTTTATACTTATCAAATACTTTGAGTATGTCCTTTGCAAGCGGTGTTACTTCATCGTCAAACAATGCCGTCTGTCTTATATACTCATCTACTGTTTTATTCTGATTCCTTAGAAATGATAACTTTTCGGAAGCTTGAGCAATATCTTTCGTAATGTCGTATTTATGTCTGTTGCCTTTTTTAATTTCGTTTTTCAATATAGAAAGTCGTGGTGCTATACTGACCATGGCATTTACTATATTTCTTATATTAACGTCTGTACTTTCAGACAATTTCTCAACTATTTCGGGATTTTCGTAAGCTTTGGCAAAGATGGCGTTTCTTATTCTATTTATACCTTCCTGTGAGGTTAGCCCCTCTTTTGTAAAGTATCTACCATACTCAGTCTCGGTAGCGATTTCCTTGAAAAATCTACGCACAAAATCTCTATTTGCCGCTGTATCTATTTCACCTGTTTCGCCCACATCGAACATTGCAAGAGTTTCGTCGGAAAGCATTTTTGCGTCAGATAACGCCTGTTCGGTAGCGCTCATAGCGGCAACAGTAGGTACGTTTGCTTCTCTTATAAACTTATCTATGTCAACATCTGATAATCTTCTTCTTACAAGTACAGGATTGGCAATGTCCCTAATCTTATCGACATCCAACCCGAATTTTTCAGCATTATCTATTAAAAACTGTTTATATTCTTTTGCTTTATCACTTTTTGATTCATAAAGTCTCTGTAGTGCAATAATTCTCGCATTACCTGATTCTACAATGGCGGATTTGTCGACAATTGGAGCACCTTCTGACACAAGTGGATTTTCACCAAGACGTTCAGGTGCTAATTCACGGGTAATTTTGTTAATTTGAGCTTCGGATGCCATTCTTGCTCTGCCACGGGGTTGTTTTTCCGCTGGATATAGTGGATTGGCTCGCAGGTTTGTATCGTGGGAAGCAATAATGTCGTTAATGTCGTAAATATCATAGTCAAATTCTATTTCTGTACCCGCCTCTGTTTTTGCCGTGGATTTTCTACCAGTGATAGCTGGGGCTTTTTCGGGAATAGCTTTGGTTACTTTAGTAATGGTGGGTTCAGTGATTTCAGGCGGTTTTTCGAGTGTTTCTTTGGTTACAGGTTTTATTGATAAATCTTCTTGCCATATACCGTACTCAGCTTCGGGGTTTTCTTTCCAGAATTTTTCGAGTTTGTTTACGATATCTGGTTTAACCATTTCAGAGCCTTTGTCTCTAAGTTTTATAAGTTTTGGCAACATATCTTTTGAACCCGTAATATCGCCAGGCTTGGGATCTAAAACAGATATTTCGAGTTTCTCTGGTTTTTCATATTCTTTTGCTTTTTCCTGTAGTTCGGGGTAATCTTCCAATACCTCTTTAGGAACTGGTTTGCCTTCAGATAGAGCTTTTTCTATTATGCGTTTATGCCCAACTTCGATGGATTCTGGTACATAAATAAATTCATGAGGGTCTCCGTATACTAACAGTTCGCTCGGTTTCACTTCCAGTGAATGTATTTTGTATTTACCATCAAGTATATTCTCGCCATGTTTTTTTGCATATTCGATACTTTCGGAAACGTAAGAACCCGGTATAATCTCGTAATCACTCGCTCTGTAAACAGTTATGGGCTCATTGTTTTTTATCTTCGGTTTTAAGTGTAATGATGCTTTACCTTCCCACCCTTTGCCAAGTATTTCGTTAAATCTAAATTCATCTTCTGACTGGCTCACATCATGTAACGTTTCGTATTCACCTGGTTTCCAGCTAAAAACAGTTTTAGGGGATTTGCTTGCGCCGCCTTCAGGAACTGGAATTTCGAGATTTTTCAATTCTTCTTTTGTCATTTCCCATACTTCTTTGACTGCTTCAGGCGGCCTGGGAACGATTTTCTCTACTTCAGGAACGACAGACGGTGGTTTGGTAACTTCGGGCGGTTTAGGTGTTTTTTCTTCCACAAGAGCGTCAAGACTTTTCTTTATATTCAAAGCTCTGGTTCTACCAATTGTTTTATAAAGCTGTCCGGGTAACAACAGTCCCGTAAATCCAAGAGCAGACTGTGTAATTACTCCTTTCAATCTATCCTTTGCTTCACCAAATGTAAGTTTTTCTGCGCCCGGAGATATAGAACTGCCAACAAATTCGGATGCCATTGATGCAATTTCCTGTGCTTCTTCTTCTCCTATTTCATAGCCAACATCTTTTGCGTATTCTTTTGCAGAGATTTTAAGTATGTTCTTGAATGTATCGCTTGCAATTAGTTTTTTAGCACCTTTTCTAAAGAATAACTCGAATCCTGGTAAGTTTCTAGCTATTCTACCTATCTGTGCAACTTCAATAGCACCTATTGCAAGCCCTCCCGCCAATGAAAGCTGTTTTGCTACTTTTGGTTTTACACCACGTTCGAGTAAGTCTATATATAAGTTACCACCCTCAATATCCATACAATTTTTAAGTGAGCCCAGAACCCATCCGGCAGTTCCGCCTACAGCCATCGCCCCTGGAATGGTTAATACTTCTTCAGGGGTTAATACCTGCGGACCGGCTTGACCCCAGAGCGCAGTCATCGTGCCAAATCCAACACCAGTAGCAATACCCATTTTCATACCCTCAACTTGTCCTCTGCCCATATATGGTATTAATTCGGTTGTTTGCGCTACGAGAGAGGGTAACCAGGTTGTGGGTTTCTTTATGCTAAATTCGGGCATTTTTTTTCTGTATGATTTTGCCAGTTTGTCAATTTCTCTAGCCTGTTTTAGAGTTTCTTCGACTGAGAGACCAGTATCTCTTGCATTTGCACCCAACTCTCCTCTTTTTATAACCAGAGAACCTATTTTCCAGTGAGATTTTATTATATCCCTGAATTTTTGTTCCTCTGGTTCGGGCTTGAATCTTGGTTTGACGTAGAGAGACACCGGTTCAGCTATTGCGGGCTTCAAAGAGGATGGTATTTCTTCTGGCTCAGTAGTGGGTAATTTTTTAATTTGTTTCTCTGCTGCCGGTACAAACAGTTCGGGCTTTTCTGTTTCAATAGAAGGTGGTTTATATCCAATCGGCGCAGGAACAGGAACGAAAGGTTTTCGTGCCTTTTCTTCAGCGGTTGACACTGGTTCTACCGGTGTTATTTTCCCAAGCCTTTTACGAGGTTCTATTCGGGCCGGTATTGATTCTGGAATCTCACGAATAGGTTCTTCTATCTTTACAGGTTTTGCAGAAGGTGCAATTTCCCTTTCATGTATTACTATATCTTCAGGAATATCCTCTGGCGACACTAGCCTGCCACCTGAAGGAATAGCTACAGGTTCTCTAGTAGATACAGTTTCTCTTTCACGAATTACAATATCATCAGGAATATCTTTTACATCAATGATTGGCAATTGTTATTCCTCCCAATATGTACCATCGGGAAGCCTGTAATAAGTTTTCCCTGTGATTTTGCTTGTACCAAGGTTTACAGCGCCTTTGGGTACTTGTGGTTTCTGGGATATTCTTGACTCTTCATATCTCGGCATAGCTGTTCTCGGCGTCTCTTCAAATATTGCTTTTCCTGGTGAATAATATGGTTCAGTAAAAGCGGGACCAAATCCCCAGGAAGACATTGGGGTTGCAGTTCTTGATGGCGTTGTACTTGATTGATTTCTTATATACTGTAAATACTGATTGTATATATCATCAGTCATTTCATCATAACTTTGTTTGTAGATATTAAGAGTGCCAGTGTAATTATTTACTATAAAACTGCGAGCATTTTCAATTGGTATATCAGCCAGTACACTCAACTCTCTGGCAAGTTTGTTCAAAGTAGTATCATCTATATCAAGTTTGTAATCTCTCGATATAGCAGGAACATCTAAAGAAGCTGTATATTCATATATGATTCTTCTTTCGGGGTCTTCTTTCTTTATACGCCTTGCTTCTTCCAGCGATATAGGTATTGGTTCTTTTGATGTAGGTACTGGTTCTCCAGGTGTCCATGATGGTTCTACATATATATCAGTGTCTATTTTTATATACGGATTGATACTGGATAGTGCCTCAACAGTTTTTTCATACTCAGGGCTGTCGGGTGGTATATACGGATCGAGCATGCTATTTATCAAGTCCTGTCCTCTTTTTTTTGCAGTCTCAGCGGCCTCAAGCGCTTTTGTATATGGAGATTTCCGACCTTCCGTTGTGAGTGTTTCAGCCACCTTTCCGAGTATTAAATATGGCGTATCAAGGGTAGCAGGATCAAATTTTTCCAGAAAATTCTTTTCTGCAGCGCAACCAGGCACATAGAATTGCTGTGCTATTTGATTCGGCGACATCGGTGTGTTAAAAACAGTTTCAAGCGTTCTTGCCTTCGCTGTGGGTATTTCAACCTTTTCAAATCTTTCTCTTTCAAGTTCAAGTTCTTTCCCTTGCAATCCAAGTAAGCCTTCTCGATATTCTTGCATACGCCTGGATTCTTCTGCCTCACGCTCAAGGTCACGTAAACGTCTTTCTTTTTCAGCTTCTATTCTTGCAAGGTCAATTTCTTGTTGTGCTTGTAATTGTGCGCCCTGTAATTCTATTCCAAGTCTACGTAGCTCAGCTTCACGCTCAGCTTCTTTGCTACGTATGTACCCTTCCGACAGTCCACGTATAATATCCTGTGTACTTTGTAAAGCACCAATTACACTTGCCTGTCCTGTATATGGATTTGTGTAATATGCCATTGTATCACCTCATTATAATTTAATCACGCCCAGTTGCTTTTTTCCACCATCTACTTATTTTTCTACCCCACTCATGCTCTTTAGCTGCTGCACCAAGTCCGCCGAATATGCTACTTGTAAGTATTGGTATTAATCCCAATCCGCCTGTCCCGATACCTATTCCTAGAGCGCTGAGTCCAGTACCTATACCACCTATACCAGCAGCCCCCAACGCGCCTGCAGCTGCACCACCAACATATTTTCCTACATCACCACCACCTGGTAAATACTTATCTAATTTTTCGCCGTATTGCTGCCCGTATCCAAATCCACTAAGAGCAGTTGTGCCGAATTCTAATGGGCTCATCCCAGTACCCATAAATTTTCCTCTACCAAGGAATCCTCTTGGTGGAATAGCCGACGGTGCAGTACCCGTTTTAGCCGTTATTGGGATAGCCGACCTCGGTCCAGTTGGCATTGTACTAAACGTTTGAGCGGGCGGCATAGTGGGTGTTTGAGCGCCAAACTGTCCAAGTTCAGGTAAAGCTCTTGTAGTTACCTCTGGTCTTAATCCGATTTGCGTTGTTGTTCTTAATGCTGTATCTTGTAAACCAGGTGTATAATACGAAGATTCTGGAAACAATTTTCGATATCCCCACTGTGGTATACCAAGCTCAGCAGCGGTTTGTGTACCCCTAATACCCAGATTGGCAAGTTCAATTCTTCTCGCGTACTCAGCCTGCTTTTCCATTTCCCTTAGATTTTCCTGCTCAATTCTCTGTCTTTCTTTTTCCAGTTCATATTCTCTGCGCATCTGATACCATTGCGGAAGGTATTGCGCTTGTTCCTGTATATATGGCACAAGGCTTATATATTGCCCCCTTCCGAACATTCTCGACTGTGGTGTACCGTATATTTCCTGTGGGTGAAATGGTATCGCTGCGTATGCCCCCATTCTTCCTGTGTATGGTCCCTGTCCGTAAGGTCCTGTCATATCACCGTATGGCATTATATACTCCTTTGGTATCATTATTGATGTTTATCATTGTTTTGGTCTGAAAGCTGCCCTGTACTCTGCTGATGGTATAGAATACGCTTTTGCTATACGACCAGCATTTTCCTCGACTATTTTCATAAGCATTTTGTATAGTAATTCCAGCTCTTCCTGTTCTTTCTGGCGTTGTTTTTCTGCGCGATAATCGCTGTATGCACCTAGTCCCGCAAGTCCGACACCAGCAATAGTAATTGGCAATGCTTTTTTATATTCACGCTTTGCTGTTTTTAAAAACTGTTCGGGTAATGCCGTTTGGTATTGTTGTCTCATGAGTCTACTCGCTATATCCTGTTGTTGTAGCGTTCGTCCAACGTCAGAAGCCGCTTTTTGTTGTAACAGTTTTGTATAACCTACCTGTGGTATCGCACGAAGTTGTTGCGGAATTGCGCCAATTTTCTGTCTCTCGATATCGTAATAATAATTAGTCAATGCCATAATAATAATCCTTTTATATAATACATTGTAACTATTCGAGCTATATACCCACTTATATTATTAATAATACAGGTGGATGAGTCTATTAACATTTACAATTATTTAAACAACCATATTCCTAGAGTCCAACATAGCAAATCTATAATCACCCCTTGAGTTCCAGTTCCCGATATATAAGCATCCGTAAATCCGCTTCCATTCCACTTGAAATACACTATTGCTTTATGATTACAGGTATGTTTATCGCTGTAATCAAAACAATTTCCCCATCTATTAGCTTTGTATGCCCATTCAAAACAGTTGCGTCTTAGAAGTATTAGCGACGTTGTTCGCATAATTTTCGTTTTCCATGTGAGTTTGTTACTTCTTAAATTAGCGGACAGAAACCATCCAGTGCTTATCATCGTTGCGTTCTGGGCATATCGGTAAGCATGATAATCACTTTTACTTGTTATATATCTGCCGTTGAACTTATGTGATTCGACAAGACCATCAAGTACACCAGATAAACAGGCAGAACCCAGGAAACCATACTTCAGCCACTGTTGAGAAATCCAGCTAGTGTCCCACAGTTTTGATACAGGATTACTATAAGTGGTATACGGCAATGTTAATAGTAATAGCAATGTTAGTATAATTCTTTTCATCTGTTATATACCTCAATAATAAGTTTAAGTTTCGTTGTTATTATTTTTTCTAAGTTCCAAATTCAACCGCAAGACCGTTTTCAAATCGTACATCCTGACCACCCAACCAACCGCTTACACCACTATGTGCTGCATGATGAGCATTGGCATCGTTTTTATGAGTCAATATTTTAGCATCCACATTAGCTGCGGTTTGATAATTTGATGTATGATAAGTGTTGCCATGAACTTTTGGCCAGTTATCTGCCGTAACATCAGCACCAGTATCAATACTATTCAATTTAACTTTATCGGTAGCTGTCATAAAACCATCAACGGTAGTAGTGACATCTGCATGAGCAGCACCACCGGCACCGACATGGGAACCAGGGGTATAGGTACTGCCAGCAATCCATCCCATAGCAGTATCATATTCAAGCACTTCGCCATCCGATATTCCGGTAGTATCTACATCTGAATGGCTGTTAAGTGTGTGTACTTCGTTGTGATGTGCATCAGCATTGGCGGCATGATCAGAAATTTTAATACCATCAACAGTACCTATATTTGTTGTGATATTTTTGTTTGAATCTATAATTTCTGTATCACCAATTCTGTATCCTGCGTTGGCTTGTACAAACCCCGAAGTTGATATTTCATCTGATGCGTATACTATCCCATCCATAACATTTATTCCAGCAGCATCTACAATAGTCTTGGTTACACTATCATGTAATACCCTAAATTGTGCGGGGCTGCCTTCCTTTCCCCCCATCTGAATTGTATCATGAGACATATATGTTTCTACATTTCCATTTGTTGCCACAAAAATTCCGCCGTGTGTACTTTCTCCAATTTGAATGCCTGGAATGTTGCCATATAATAAGTCATCTATAATAACAACATCTTCTGCTGTATCAGTATGAAACCTTAATGTATTATCACTTGCATCTACTACAATCCTCTGCCCATTTGATGCTGTCTGATGCGTAATAGCGGTAATCGTACCCGTAGTTATATTTCCCCCATCAATATGGGTATATTCTGGATTCCATACACTTCCAGTATAAGTATAAGGTTTATCACCATCACTGGTATCAATCCATATATCGCCAGCCGACATTCCCGAACTCGGTTCTGTATCTTGCCTGAACACTTTTGCCTTTGCATTCCATGTCGATGCACTTGATATGTAATCATCCCCAAGTTTCCCGACAGTAATAGTTCCAGCATCCACACTTTTAATTTTGGCATGCTCAATTGTTGCATCTGCAATATGAGCATTTATTATTGCACCACTTTTTATATACGCAGTCCCGATAACCGAATTCGCTATGCTATTCCATGCGAGATTATGAGTACCATTCCCATCCTTGTTTGTACAAATAATAAAAGTATCATCTGTCATTGTGGGTGCAGTATCACCAGCACTGTATGTTGTTATGTATGGGTCAGCTACCGTTCCTGAACCGCCACTGTTACCAACTGTCCACCAAACGAATTCTTGATTTGTACTATCGCTTGTAACTTCATAATACTCGCCATTGTAACAAAGGTTATGCGTATTCCACTGAATGTATCCCGTACCCGGTGTATTATCGCTCCATGAATCATTGTCAATCACCGGTATTTTTGTAAATAATTTGCTCATGGTAACAGCGAAGTCCTGGATATCTGTGGGACCTATTAATCCAGTAAGTGCTGTCCAGCTTGCAACAGATGCATCCGTAGTTAGGAATTCACCACCGTGTCCTGCCTGGTCTGGTAAGTGATATACACCATCTTTACCAGTCATATGTGAACCGATATTGCTTGCTACACCGCTGAGGTGATTAAGTTCTGTAGCCGTAATAGCAGAAACAACAATTTTACCACTGCCGTCTGTTTCAAGTGCGCGGGATGCGGTAAACCCAGCGTTCATGTACGTTTTGAGATTGGATGCTGCGATATATTTTAATATTGTCGTTTCGTCAGCATCTTCGATTGCGAGTTTATCATTATCGGCAGCACTTGTTAACTGTGTCAGTCCACCAATCTGCTTATTTTCACTATAGCTCATAATTTACCTACCAATTGCTAAAGTATACTCAGTATTACCAATCTCTGATAAATATCTTGTTATTATCGGTAGTACTTATTAATTGCACTAATTCGTTAATCTGTTTATTCTTATTGTAGCTTATGTTCTATCCACCTATTATCAATGTATAACCAGCATTGTCAATCTCTAATAAATGTGTTGAATCAATTTTTAAATAATACTGTTCTATCCAGTATTGTAAATCATCCTTGTCAAGCATATCATCTCTGAATTTCCTGTACCGCATTGTATTAAATAACAGTTTCGGTTTCGCTGTACCATAAGCAACGGTACTGTCGGAAACATCGGTAGCATCCGATTTCCCATAGTATAAATAAAATGTCGTATCCGAATCTGGCGAGAGATTTTCTAACAGTCTGACAAGAAATATACCTCTTTCCAATGTAACATCATAGGACAATCTCTGATATGATAAGAGTGTGTCCTCGTTGGAATCTGTAAACCGTATATCGTAACCATCGGGACGTGTCAAACTAAAATTAAAATTACTTGATGATAGCTCTACTTTAACAATAGGACTGATATGAACATTATCAACCTCTGATGAATTTATAGTTATAATTTCCCTATAAGAATATCCCGATAACATCTATAACATTTTACCCCGTGTAACCGTAGTCCCGTCATCGCTATGGGTAGCACTTCCGAGTACAGTAGAATTGTCATCTTTATACAATTTTTCTTCCCCTGTGTCTTTGTTCATCGTACCCTTGTGCTTAAGTTTCTCAAAAATAAATTGGATCATTGCTCGCAATCCAGCAGTAGCTGCAGGTACACTTGTAAGTTCGGTATTTGCAGATGTAAGTTTCGCTTCTACCGCATCTTGAATGCTGGATTTTTGTGTTGCCCCAAAGTCAATATCGTCCTGACCCTTGACCTGCGCTTGAACATAATTGCCTGTGAAATTCAGTCCATCTGTTTTGGCTTTTATATCTGCGATTTCTGTATCCAGATAACCAATTATCGTGTTCTGATTCGCCGCCGTAGCATCACCGCCGCCAGCCGATTCCGTGTTCATGAAAAAGCACGGTATTTTAGCACCGTCAGTTGTGGTAGTAGCTTTGATAAGCGCTTGCGAACAGTTTGTCTCTGTACCAGTTAAAACGAGAGAATAAACACCAGTAGAGCCAATCTCTGTAAGCTCGTTGGTACAATCACTGAAAGAACCGCCGTCCTGTGAAATTTCGCTATCAAGATTGGCTGCGCCGCTTATATACTCAGCCCATTCGGCGTCGAATACAGGTGTGATTATTGTGAACGATACCGCTTTTTGTGGTTGTATAGATACGAGCATTATGTGTTATTTTCCCTGAATATTAAAAACGCTAGTATAGTTATACGTTATTTTCTTTGAATACCAGTTAATGGTTTTGCAATTGGTTATAAGTTTTTACTTCTGTAGTTTAATCGGTTCTTTTTTCTGTTTGGTTGTATCCTCAGTACCATCTTTTTTAAAAGTACGGATTGTTTTCTCAGTTGGTACTGGGATAAGATGCTCTTCGTAAACCTGTCCGTTGTATCCAAATTTCCGTACTATGTATTGCTTGCCATCTATTTCTCGTGTAACTGAGCATGGTATTTCTTGTAAGTTATTCATTACTCTCCCCAAACTTGTATTTTTTCCACTTTTACTTTAATTGTATCATTTTCACCCGTACCGCTGGCTACAACTTGCCAAACACTATTAGGAACACTTGTTGAATGTGTTGCTCTAAGAGTACCATCTATATAAAATTTCACGTCAGATGAAGTTATTCTAATTTCTAAATCAAACCATGTATCATCACTTATATAAGAGGATAAATCAGTGCTCTCGACCGTATTTCCATCAGAAGAAAATGCTTTTGGAACTCCTGCATCAGCAACTATTGATGCGACCTCGTGAGCAGCACCTGTAAGAATATCTGTATCCGCTGGGATATTATCATTCTCTGTAAAACCTATTCCACATTTTCCCTCATAACCAGCACATCCCCAACTTAAATTCACGTAAGCCTTTAAACATACAGTTGTAACACCATTTTTAAGCGAAACAACACGCTTATCTTTTGTATAAGCGATGGCATCATTACCAGTCACAACAGTATAACATTGTAGAAATCCTGGAGTATAAGGTGTTACTGATAGTATAGTTACAGCACCATCACCATTTTCAACAACTGACCAATAAGTTGAGTCTGGGGCGGCACCATTCGCAACGGTATTGAAAAAGTCTTGAAATCCTGGAACTACGCCAATACCAAGCAACGATTTCTCTTTTGCAGATAAACCTCCACCTCCACCACTTATTCCTGCCACAGCATCAGCAATAGCTTCAAGGCTATCGGTCGTATTATCGTAAGTATAATTACTGTCCTTATGCAAAATATCTGCAAGACTCTTTGCAGTAGGTGGTTCTGGTACAGCAGTATTTATCGCATTATCAACCTCGGTATTGACTTGAGCTGTGGTGATATCAGATATTGTTCCCGAAGGAAGTTTATCATCAATAGCTTTAATACGCTCATTTATTGAATCCGTAGTCGGAGTTGTAGGGATTGCAGTATTCAGTGCATTATCGACCTCAGCATTAACCTCTGCAGCAGATATATCATTTAATGCATCGATTTTTGTTTCGTTGGCATTTATTTCTGTGATAATACTGTCCTTATCAGCCGTAAGCTCTGCTCTTGTAGGCGGGTCATAATCAGATAAAGCGGTATCGCATTCAGCATTAACCTCTGCAGCAGAAACATCATTCAACCCATCAATAGCTTCCCTGATAGCTTCATTACTATCTGTAGTCTGATTATATGTTCCAGACCCGACAGCTTTACCCATAAGTTTATCGAGAAGTTCAAGCAATCCACCTGTTAGCATTTTATCAACCTATCCCTGGATATATTCCAATTAAGTGTTGTGCGTCATTTATATTGATATCACCGTCTGCATCCATCAAAACATTGACCAAAAATCTGCAAAGAGTGGTATTATCGAAAGTCCAATCATGAGTAAATGTAAGTGTACCATCCCATCTTTTTGTTGTAATACTTAATCTGTGATTACGCCAATTGAGACTATCGCCCGATATTATGCGTCTATTACGATGCCCAGTCCCGCTTGTCGTTACAGCGCTCGGCAAATTAGTTGCAGTAGTTCCAGTTCTGGTATTCCTGTAGTATTCGTAAGCAATATCACTATCAGGGTCGGAATTAACCACAGTTTGTAAATATCGTAATATACTCCACATATTATACCTTTATGGTGCTTCTGTTAATGCATTATCAGCCGTGATGCTTGACGCCGCTGCTTTATCACTTGTGAACCCGAACGCCGAACCGCCAGCGCTACCATTGTTTGTATACGCAATCGTACCACTGTCAATAGAAATGGTGGTTTTACTATCCACGCAGGTAACAGTAAATACACCGACCAACTCATCGTTATCATTCATTGCGTCCTCAAGAGCGTGAAGTGCGGCATCGAAAGTGTAAACGCCAGCGGGAACGGTTATTGATACATCAGAGCCACCCTGACTGCTCGTAAATATTAACACATCATTACTCGAAGCGGTAATCGTTATCGTTTCATAATCATCTCTATCTTTAAGTTCTTCATAAACTCTCTGGAAATATGCACCGAATCCCAGCAATACTGGCTTAACACTCGTTGCATTCTTGACAATAAAAGCTAACCTATGTACCCACGCACGTAAATCCAGATACGATATTAAATGTCTTATCCTGTGTCCCGTGAGAGCCATGGTAGCGGCGCTCGGTAATGCATCCACAGTTTCGGGCGTTGTACGTGTGTCTTTATAATACTCTACTGTAATATCACTGGCAGTGTTGGTCTTGAATATCGAACATAATCGTCTAAGTCTTGTTATATCCCAGAGACTCTTTGTGAAAAAAAAATCGGATGTGGTTACTTTGTTTTCTATATCATCGGTGTCGCCCCATTTAAGTCCATTTTCCATGCGTAATAATACACCACCGTTATCGGTAGTGTATCCATAATTATATGATAACCCATTAGTGTCTACAACTGGGAATGCACCTTCTGGAAAATCGTCTGTCGGTGTGTTTTTATACCATCTGTCGCGTATTAAATCGTATACTAACCATGTATTTATGGTAGTTTGTCCAGAACCAGAAGGTATAAGCAAGTTCCATTCTTGATAGTCTGAATTGAACCATGCCCTGCATATGCTAAAATACGATGTGTTTATTGCCTCTGTTTCGCTTTGCTGGAAATAATTCTCGACGCCTTTTATACTACGTATAGTATTATTAATATACATTTTCGGTCCTTTATCACTCAACCATAATGCAATATTCTGAGCGGGCGCATCTTCAACTTTAAGTGATACCTCGGCAGAAGTAATAGTCAAAGGCGCTGGGCAACCAATAGAATTTGATATTCTATGTATCTTAAATGTTTCTGGATTGTAACCAGTAAGCATATACGTTTCGGTATCTTTGAAGAACAAAGCTATCGATTCCACGGTATCACCATATTGATTAAACAGTTCAATAGCACCTGTAAGCGCGCGGTGATCGCCAAAATACAACGAACGTTCGTGATGAAACCCGCTTGCATCCATACCATTATATACATCTACGGTATTGGTTTTACTATAATCTACACGATTCTTCTCATTGTCTGATATAGCACCGCACCACATAGCTCGGTTCTTGTATTGGAATGGGAATATGTATAACGTATCTATTTCTGGTAGATCAGGAATACCATCTATCGTGTCTATTTGTACATCGCCAGTTATTTTTGTAGTTTCTGTAACGAATTTGTATGCATAACCTGTAATTCCATCTATAGTTACACTTCTTTCTGGTGCAACTTGAGTAGGGTCTATCCGCCACTGAATTACACCACTTCTATAAAATGGCAGGAATTGTGTGTGATTTCTGAAATCACCAATAGCATATCCACCCTGGTTATAGCCGGGAACCGCGGTGGAATCCCTTATTATTCTTCTAACATTACACCACGTATCACCAACATTGTATCTAACATTTACAGTTCCGTCTTGTGTTGCTGAATTACCAGTTTTATAAGTGTATAGATTAATAATTGAAGCCCTAATTGGTTCTTCAAACATAACAGTCAAATAGTCAATTTTAGGTTCCATATTCTGTATCGGTACAGTATATGGGTCAATGTCAGTATTTGTCTGCTGTGTAATCGGGGTTTTTGTGTTGATTTCAAGTGTATAATCTCTTACCGAGGGAGTATTATCATCGTCATAGTATTTACATAAAATAGGTTTTCTATAAACTCCATCCCATATATCGGATAAGCTTTGAACATCACATTTTGCCGTAACATTGGCAATATTGGCATTACAATCGCTTATTCCTAATAAATACCAGTATAAATAATATCCCTTAAAGAATGTTTTTACTTCGTCTATTTCAGGATCAGTCCACGTAACACTACCACTTTGAGCCATAGTTTTCCCGCCAACTTCAGTACCATCAGTAATTACCGAAGCCCCAGTGGTTATTCCTGTAAATGCCCCTGTCGTTGGAGCAATAACATATATTTCCGTTAAAGTTGCAGATTTTGTATTAGCTGTTTCTATATCAAAAGTAAATCCCCTTGCTCTTCTTGTAGTACCTATTAATATTCTTTTTCCCCATGTTCGTATTGCATCAGCAGTCAGAGTTACCGGTCCCTCAAGAGCACCATCAGGATTTTCTACCTCAAAATAAGTTTCCGCAACTGCAGTAACTTTAAACATACCTTCATTTGTACCACCAAACGGACCGCCTTTTTTTACTACTATAGCATGTCCAACAGCTAATCCATTGGTAACAAAATCACAATGATGGTCAACAACTTCATTATCGGTATATCTCATAATATTACCAGAAGTATTAGCGACTGTAACCGTAGAACTATCATCTCCAAATGCCGTTGTTACATAGTTTAAGTCTACATAATTATTTGAATCATTCAACGTATTATTGATTATATTTGTAAAATCTTGTATGTGGTCATCATCAACCATCTGAGGAAAATAGGCTATAGTACCATCAACGATATCTGCTACCAAAAATGCTCCAACAGGCATTTGTTCGCCTGCCCATATTAAATTTTCCTTCCCGTCGCATATTCCAATATGCCCATTGGGCAATTTTGAAAATCTTGCAGTAGAGTTACCCGCTACCCCACTGTGCAATGCAGTGGCAGCACCACTTACAGCATTGGGAATAGCATCAGTATAGTAATAATAATTTTTAGGGCTCTCGCCAGACTGCACAATTACATAAGAAGGCGCAGCACTGTAATTGGTAGTGAGCTGTATACCGTTTTCTATACTAGTAGCGATTTTGTAATTACCATTTAACCTCGTAAATCCACCAACACCCTCCAGTCCAAAATCGGTATACCTGAAGTTCTCAAGCTCACTGAAATTTTCCTCGCCGATTGTCAGTGCATCACCCTTGGGTAACCATCTACCTCTTGCGAACGAAAACTCAGCACGTTCCAATGGTATATCGTCAGCGACTGGAAATTCCTGAGAAAGCTGGGGTACTGAATCTGGTACTGTAACAACTGTATCGGGGGCAGTCGGAAACTCTGTATCAAGCTTTGGTGTTATCGCGGTATCCGTAACTATCGTATCTGGCGCTGTCGGTATATCAATATTCAAAGTAGGTTTCGTGTCGCTATCCGTAACCACGGTATCCGGCGCCTGCGGAATATCAGTCCTCAAATTTGGCACTATATCGCCATTTACAACAGTAGTATCCGGTGCCTGCGGAATATCGGTTCTGAGTTCTGGTGTCTGGTCGGGCTGTATAACTAAATCTTCTTCAGCCATTTGTTATTGCCTTTCGGGATATATTTTTGTGTCAGGTAATTTTCTCATATCAGCGGTATCGGGTACTTGATTACTTTCGTAGAATATTCTGCGAGCATTCATTACCGCATTCATATATCGTTGTATTTCCACAGCCGCTTTTGCGTGTTTACCTTCTTTAATATGGGCGCACGCTACAGCGTAAAGAATAGCAAGATTGTTCGCCCAGTCGGGTAATTGGTCGCCATCGCCATAGTCATCTACGATTAGGTATCCACGAATTCTTACCCCGCTTGACCCGGTAGCGGCGGTAGAACTTGCAGTGGGATATGTGTACAAATAATTTATATAGGTTGGCTGGCCAGCTTCATGCCAGTTAAACCAAAATTTAGGTGTCCCAGGTGTACTTCCTCCACCAACATGGCCAGTGTGTCTTGGGTGAATACGCTGTAACCCCTCCAGCTCCGTAGAGCCATCACTTTTTATACGTATAGCGGTATCAAGTTTTATAAAATCTGATGTTATAGGATATCTGAATGTATTTTGCACAAAAGTGGAATCAGAGCCAGTTGTTGCAGTATTACATAGAGTAATAGCGGAAACATTTCTCGCACCTCTGTGTAACCATTCAGTTATTTCTGTATCAAGAATTACTTTTTCGCTAGGTTCGTTAATCCTTCTCCGAACTTCTAATATTGCATCAGCTATTGCTAAATCAGCCATTTATTATCCCCCTATCACCTGAGTTCTATCTTTTTGTCGCATATCGTCTTTAGCATCTATAATGTCGCTTATCATTTCCTGTCTATGGAATGATATAAAATTATCAAACACACTCATATATTGCTGCGCTGCCGCATAATTACCAATCTTCTCAAATGCCATAGAAAGCGCATACCAGATTGTATATTCCTGCAACCATGACGGAACTTTAGTTTTATCGTAAGTATCATATCTTGTATAACCAAAGACTCTTATATAATGATTTGCCAAATCAGTACCAGGCGGAGGCCAGAAATGTATATACCCACCTTCAGCCCACCATTCCGTTGGATACGTACTACTAGCACCGGGGTCTGTTTGATTATGAGCCATTTGCCTATAGTTTGTCTTTGTCAATGCAAAAGGCGCTTGTACTGGACTTGATGTAGCGCCTGGAGTAGAAGTGCTTGCGCCTTCATAAATCACAGCCACCGGATGGAAAATTGTATATGCGAGCTTTTGTTCCGGTGTTGAACCGTCAAATTGTAACTCTTCCGTAACTTCACCTAATAATCCCGCATCCGACATTTTATTTACCGCAAAGTCCAGCCATTTATTAATGTCAGTATCCGTGATTGACATGGGAACAGGCTCATTAAATAAACGACGTACTTCCGTAGTGAGGTCAGCTACCTCTTTGTCTGTATATGCCATAGTATTATCTCCTTAAAAATATTAATATTATCACCTGCCAAATCTATATAAAGCCCTTATTATCTACACGAAATTTCTTGCATAAACCTTTGTCGATTTATCGACAGCGTATCCTCTTTCCGTTTCTAGTTTACATGCTCTTACCATTCTCATATACCTTTCATAATGCGCACTACTCGAATAGCCTTTCTTTTGTGATTGCACTTCGGCGTTTTGGCATTGTGATATTGCGTATTCGACGAGAGCTATATGATACATTGCGGGAATATCATACGTATATCCTGCATATGCTGTATTAGTAATCCACGTACCACCGCTTTTATCACCTATATATTCGCTCCAGTATGTAGTATAATTATCACCAGTAACAGGTTTGTCATCGGCTGAGGAAGTATGGTCAAGAATACATTTATATCTTTTACTGTCAGTTCCATTTACAACTACAGGTAGTTCTGTGGGTACATATACGTAATCTAATTCCAATTCCAAATATTTGTAATACTCAGTACCACTCACCCATGTATCAGCGGTTCCACTACCAGTATATGCTTCCCAGTAATCTGCATAATCGCTACCAGTAATAGGTTTATTATCACTATCAGCAGTATGATCAACAATACATCTATAAGTATTACCATCTGTACCAGTAACCAAATGCCCAATATCGTCAGAGTCGGTTATGATAGGATATATCCTTATTTGCGGATAACCCTCGCCATCCTGAATAACATACATTATATTCTCACCTTCGGTATTCCTCCAGTCATGCCCACCGTAAATCTTGTCCATTTCTTCCGTAGTGCGAATCGGACATACTTTACCATCCCACTCTGCACGGTAAATCATGAGATTATCGGAAGGAACATCGTAAAGTGAAGTATCGGTAGAGATTATAATCTGTCCATGTTTTTTGAGACAGTGAGTCAGCATGGCAAATTCTCTATATCCGTCATTTATATAGTCTCGTACTTCGTCCTCTGCCCATGTAAAATGTTTAAAGTCGCGTACTCTGCGTCGTACTCTATTAAGTACATCATCATATGTCATTATCTATATTCTCACTCTTTTTCTTTATACTCATAACCCAGACGCAATGCCCTTTCCATTCTGAGCAATTCGTCTCTTGTTTTTTTGTGAGGAACAGAAACGCCGTATGCGTTGGCAATGTGCGCCCTTAATTCCTCTAATTTCATATGAACTACCGATTCTTGTTCGGATTCTTCCTCGGTTTCGGAAACAGCTTCTGGTTCGGCAGTATCGGAACTGGCAATACCGATATCCATATCATTGGAATTCCGTGATATTGGTATTGCAGAAACGGGCGATTGCTCTTTTTCAAAACCAAGCTCTTTATCTACAAGTTTACCAATCTCACTCTGAGAAAAATATTCAATAGTATGTATTGGTTTACCTTTTGTTTTAACCATTTCTTCTTGATAACGTTTTATATCAAAATCCTCAGGCAAGATTTCAAACCTGTTATCGTTAACAAGATTTTTGTCGAATATGATTACATGCGGCGAATCTTTCCGTTTCATGTAACGAGTCATTATAGTTCTCCTCTCCTATGCTCTGAATTACTAGGCAAGATTACTCATACTTATTAATATCTACTTTGTGCTTGGTATGAGTACAACTGTACCTGCTATGTTATATTTCGTATGGGGGTCATATTTCAGACCCCCACATTATGTCTGATTAATTGACGTCAGCCATATTAACCATAACTACTTTAATATTGAACACACCATCAGTCCACACAACATCACCTAACACAGCGTCAATTGTATCCGCAGAAGCATAGTAACCGTTATCTTTATCGGTCACACTTCCACCATTGGCATATGTTTTAGTGAAAATATGCGTGGTTGTGGTTGCGTCAATACCATCTTCCCATCCGTTCGGGTCATCCCCGTCTCCGATATCGAGAGTAGCATTGTCAGTGGACTCGGCAGATGTAATCCTGACAGAAATACCCAGAATAAGTGTTTTTGCAGGAACATCAATAAGTTTCACAACATCATTGGCTACCCATGCGGAAGCACCAAGATCGTCCAATGCTTCAGCCGCATCGAACGTGCGTTCCACAACAGTGAACCTTTCAGACCCAGCGACAGGAAAATCAACACCATGAAACTGTTTATCAGTCTCATCAATATAATCATAAGTTGTTGACATTTCAAAATCCCTTACTTTCTAAGATTTAGATTAACAATTATTAGCCTTTCGCCGCATACAGATACCCTAAAGCTTCGGGTTTAACAACGTCGTATCCATAAACATGGAGACCACTGATGTAATATCCGAATGTGTCGGGTGCCTGAATTGCACGGGTCTGGACAAGTTGTTCTGCGAATGAAATCGCTAATGGATGACCAAAAAGCATATACCAGACAGTGGTTCCACCGTCGGTGGTAGAAAGTACATTATTGGAAACATGAATGTTCATGTTATTAATCATACCGATTCTACCATTACGAAGCGGTGATACAGTATCACCAGTCATGGAAACATCTTTCAGCAATTTTATTACCGTTTAGGCTCTTTATCCTAAACTTCTTACGGTTTCTATTTCCGTAAGTTTAGACTATCTCATAATCCAACAATATATAACTGATTATTGGACTTCAGGAGCTCGTGTTCCCTGAGTTTTGTAACAAATGATAGTTTGTATTTCATAGAATCAATCATATATGGCATTATAAGATTTGCCAACATTTTCGAGTCATATGTATTGGCTCTTACAGACCATAAACTAGTTCTTTTGTGTAATGCTGGTTTAAACCCTATTCCATATATTTCATTAAAATAGTCAATTATAGAGTCAACTTCTTCTCGTGAACAACACGTACTTATTGTTAAAGCTACTGACGATATTTTACCATCAAGATTCTTGTTTGCCCTACGGCTACCATCATCCATAAACCATATTGCAATACCATCTGGATTTAACATATTAAGTACATGCCTTGTTATATATTTTTGACCATTTTTATAAAGCATTCTTCTTAACACTTTAAAATATGGATTACTCTTATTTGCATAACATATTTTATAGCTTTCGCCGTTTGTACTTTTATATACCCCAGTTCTCAAAGTAGCATTTCCACCAAATATTTTATTCAATCTATCTACTTTGTATTGAGCATATTCTTTTTGTTTTATGCTATGACTAAAAGACATTTGTGCCGAAGGGTTTCTTTTTTTGATTCTATCAGCATCACTTTTAACTTTTATATATCCATCCCCAAGAGCCATACCAATTAATACTCCCCTATCATATTTGTTCATTTTAAGTCTCCGACATAAAAGTTTAGACTTTTTAAGACTCAGGAATTAGTCGTTGGACCTTCCCATTTAAGGGCTTGGCTGCTGATTTACATTTCAGTATTCCAGCAATTCACCTGATTTACACTGCGATATTACTAACGCAGGGGACCCTTTTTGAATCCGATTTTCTAATGAGTCCAGCAGCCCAGGGTGTAAAAACAACCCAGCGCTTGCCATCATTAGGAACGTTCTGTTCATCCAAAATAGAACCCATGTCAACGATATAGTCAAGAATTGTGGTCTTGGTGAGACTTTCGTATGCAGACGCAGCACCCATATCATAGGAATTTGATTCTGCACCAGCAGTCGCACCAACATTGTCGGAATCAGCATCGGAATAAACACCTTGAATAACATCCTTGTCTATTTCCTCTGCCAATTGTAACCCGGCAGTATCACCGAACTCTTTTGTGAGATCGGGTCTTGACTGTACCTTGTCCACATCATCAACTAAAAAGTTGAAAGCCTTACCCTTATCGATAGTAAGACTTGAAGGAGTGGAGCTTGGTGTTTGAATAGGAAGTTTTTGACCTTTAACATAATCGAAAATGTCGATGTCAGGATATGTGTTTATATGAACCGTGTCGCCAAATTGCTTAATCTCTCCTTCATAACTATTATTGGAAATAGCTCTGAATACATTGGCTTTATAAAACCTGATTTGCATACGGGGCGCCCACAGTTCAGGAATAAAGTTTCCACCGCTATCTGCGGAATAATTTGGCATACCCTGAGCTCGGTTGTAAACAGCCATTATTAAACCTCTTTCAAACTTATGGTACTACCCTTCCTTCCCTTAATGCGGCGTCGAACTCGGCATGAATCTTTTCGTAGTCTTCGAGAGATATTCTCTTATTATTCCAATCTGACTTAGCTTTTTCCCACGTTTTTATACTAAAAGGCGGGGTATCGCTTTCTGCCACAGCTATTGCTGACTGCCCAGCTTTTGACACACCCGGGGAAATCAAGTCCTCAATGTCTACAGTAGGTACTTGTTTGCCAGCAACTGGTGTCTCTGGCTCAGATGGAACTGCTACCGATTGCTCTGTAACAGGTTCGCTCACCGCAACACTTTCAGGCTGAGTAGTAACCTGTTTATTTACTTGCGAACTATTTAAAAATGCATTGAAAAGTCGAGCAACACGGTTAGCGTCAAGATTGTAGAAAGCATCATTGAGCAACTCTCTACGTTTAAAACCAGCCTCAACAGACGGTTGGTCAAGCCAATCGTTAAAAGCAGGATCATAGTTATATTGCTGTAAATCAGGACACAATCTATCTATATCCTCCCAGAATTTATCTTCCCTTGATTTTACCTGTGTCGCTTTAACGGTTTTTAAATCATCAGCGACAGGAGCAATTCTTCCCTCGATTTGATTGAACCGTTTCTCAATAACATCGCCAATAGCCTTATTGAAATTGAACAATGCGTTATCGACAACCTCTTGAGCAACACGCTTGACATAATTATACTGCTCAGGACCGTAATCTTCTAGGTCCTCATCAGTAACGTGCTTTTGCGGTTGCGCAACAACAGAATCAATCTTTGGTGCTTTAATTTCTGGAACTTTTTCTGGTTTTTCCCGTTGCTTTGCTTCGGTAGCTTTATACTTCCCTATCTCAGCAACAGTATCTCTCCACTCACTTGCTCTCTTTTCAGCTTCCTCTACTCTGGCTTTGAGTTTAGCAATCTCGGCATTATATTTACCCTGCAAAGTATCAAACTTGCTTTTCCAGGTTTCTTCCTCTGGTTTTTTACTACCAGATTTGGATTCCTGAGTAGGCTCAATGCCCTCTTTACTCTTTTTGCCAGACTTCTCGGCTTGCTTTTCTGGCTTTTTCTCATCAGGTTTAATTTCCTGAGATTTAGAAGCTTCTACAGGGACAGTTTCCTCTTTGCTAACATTATAAAGTTTAGCTTGAATTTCTTCCCCTCTTTTTACCGCTTCTTCTGCCTGTTCTTCCCGTGGATCTTTCATTTTTCACTCCTTTGGGTTTAATAGCATAGTATCCATGTAAACAATTACACGGGCTTTACTATTAAGTATCCGTTTGGGTTAAAAGTTACATTGTTATTTCTTACTGTTATTTCGATCTTCATTTTCCTTTCTTTTTAATTCTTCTAATTTTTTACCCAGATTAAATTTTTCACATAACGTGAAATGATCAAATGTCAGTTTATTCGCTTTATCTAATTTGACAAGACTGTTAAGAACTATTTCTTTCGCTTTATTTCCTATCTTGATTTCCTTATCTGGAATTTTATTCAAACCTTCAATTCTTGTACTCTGTTCATTAGTCTCTACTTTATCAAATTCCTCATCACTGAGAGCTGCATTCATTTTTAAATCATGCACAACTTTGAGTGTGATATAGTTGGTGTTTTCGTTCGGTAAAATAGATAACAGAATAATACGCTCTTTCGCTGTTAGTAACATTTTCTTCTCCTTGTGTTAATAAAAATTAAATAAAACAAACATATTATTTTTTATTGACTTATTGCTTTGCATTGTGTATATTTACTTTCGTTAGGTTTTATCTAACACACAGGACGCCACCTATTCCCCACCCAATTGGTGAGTACGTAACGTACGGAATGGGTGGTTTTACTATAAGGATTATGTTTTTTCATTACTCAATACTTTTTCGTACAGCCTCATCAGCTTCGGTATTTCACTTTCCATTGTGAATTCTTTTCTTACTTTAAGCAGATTCTTTCGTTTTTGCGGCGCTTCAGTCAACTGGCTTTCTATATTGTTAAGTGAAGTCAACTTTAATCCGATATCATACTGTTCACAAAGTCTGAAACTTTCGTCTGTATTAAAACACACTGGCACAACACCCTGACTTATATATTCCCATAATTTATTCGGTGAAGCATATTGCAACAGTCTTGAATTGTATGGGGAACCGTTAAGTCCTAATCCATGAGAACGCAAACCTAACAACATCTGACCATATGGCACTGGTTTTACAACAAAAGCGCCTGCATTCTGATAATTATTATTTTTAAGATTCTTTGCACAAAGAATTGTAAAATTGTACCCAGAAACACAAAAAGCTTTTACTATATCAATAATATATCTTAAATTTACTCTGGCTAGCGTTTTATCTGAACCCGATGGGTCTTCGCCGATTATAACAGGTTTTTCGGTATCGTCTATACCCCCTTCATATACAATTGATTTAAAACTTGGGTCTGGAATAATTGCATTATCTGGCGGCATAAACTTTTCATTTACCATTGAATGTATTACGCATTCTGGTTTATTATATTCATACGCTTTATGTAGTGCTTTCATACATGGTTCACTTACGTGTACAATACCATCCGCAAGCATGACAGATGTCGTTTCTTCTGGTTTCGGATTGTTATCACGTAAATGTTCAGGGTCGTGCATATCCCAGATAATAGGTTTTTTCTTCGCTGGGTATTTTATTAATGGTACAATCCAATCTGGTTCATTATGCACATGAAATATATCAGCATTTGAATCTTTAACCGCTTTTTGTAAACTATCCCCATCCGTAAATATGGTGATTGTATCGAATACATCACGCATTGCCAATGCACCGAGTATTCCGTGCACCTCATACCCATGATTCTTTAGTGCTATTGCTTCTTTGACAACTCTTATGCAGCAATGTAAGCTAATCATTGTTACTTTCGGTTTTACATTCATTTATTTTCTCCCGATGTTTAGATATTGATAAGCTTTATCCCACAGGCGTTCGGCAGTAACAGATATTGAATGGCATTGTACTACCCATTCCCGTGATGCTTGTTTCTTATGGAATATTTCTTTATCCATATAATCATACAATTCGAGTAATCTTTGTTCGAGTTGTTCACCGTCATTGGCTATCATAGGCTCGAACCAATTGCCATATTCCCGTTTATATATATCTTGATAATTATCATTGGTTATCACTATTTTACCGAGAGCGGCAGCTTCCAGGCAGGCATTTCCCCAGCTTCCAAATTCTTTTCCCATCAACTCTGGCTTAATTGTTTCTATTAATATGTCGCATTTGTTTACCCTTTCGAGATTGTTCAACCAATCGATGCGAATATCTTTGCGTACACCTATATACTCGAATTTGTCCTTCAATTTGTCCATTACATTCACAATGGTTTCAGTACCTTTTGAATCGCATGTACTCGGAAAATGTCCCACTATGAGTTTACTTTTGCCTTTGCGTTCAAAATCTGGCTGTATGAAATTGGTATCAACTGGATAATAAATTAAGTGTTCATTCTTTGCGCCCTTGTTAAGTAACGTTGGGTACTGTATTATTGTAGCAGTAACCATCGGATTGAACACCTCGTTACTTGCTTTTGGATCAAGCCTGTAAGTTGTACCGCCATGTTGTGCAATTATTTTCTTATTTGATAAATCAACACCCGTTTCAATAAATGTACTTGCAAAGAAATGTACAACTTTGGCCTTTTCAACAAGCCCTTTCATGCCGGGTGCGAATACGACAAGCGGATGTTTATTGCCAATTATACCTTTATTAAGTTCCAGATGAATAGGCAACTGATTGACATAATTAAATTCATGAGGTTGCCCCTTATACCCGATTACGTTAATACCCAGTGTTTGTAAGCACTGGCAAAACTTATAAGCTGTGTTTGCCCAATCGAATTGACAGAGTGCTAATACATCAAACATAATTTTTCCCCTGCGTTATTGTCCTATTAATATGTTGTAATTGTTTTCCAATAAATACTCACAAAAACTCGCCATGCTCCAGCAAACCCACCATGATAAATAATCAATCTGTTTCTGTGGTTTGACATTCGGGTTTACGTTTTTCCCATACCACGATGCAAAGTAATCTTTGCTAACCTGTTCCAATAGGCTGTCCGAAATTGTCCTATATCCAGCGTTCACTAAATCTTCAAGATACATTTTGGGTATCTTTTGCAATTCAGGAAATAATTCATTAAGCACCAATTCTGGTATTCCAGCCCTTTTGCTAAATGTTTCTTTTGCGTAATTCTGCCCATAAGTTTGTAATAAATCCAGCATATCAAAATGCAAGTACGGAAATACCCAGTTCTCTCTCGGAAAATGCGATAACCCGTGATAATAATAATGTCTGAAATACCATGGAATACCCATATTCCATGCAATTGCTAATGTTGTCTCGTTTGAACCATAACCAGACCAACCCTGATACTCTCTGTTTTCTGGTATTATGTTGGTATCGTACAACCAGTCAACAATCAAATCATACTGATTCATCGGATAGCTTGAGTATCCATTCAATCTTTTCCATGCTTTTTTGAAATCGAAATTATCAGAGTAATATTCATTTATGTTCAAATCTGGATTATCACCGTTGTTATATACCGTATACTGATAAGGCTTCCAATCCATATGTTTCATTATTTTTTTAAATAGCTTGAATTCACTACCAGACTCAACTATTATTATATCACCGAGCCATCTATCCCCAAGTTCTTTATGATTGTCTTTGATTGCCATGGAGATAAGACGTGAATCATACCCAGATGACTGTAATAGCACATGAAACTTATCCGATTCCCAGTTCTCTTTTATAACTCTTTTTAATGTCTCGTAGTACAGTTTCGAGAACTTTTGTTTACTTATATTTTTTGATTTGCAACCTTTGGCAACAAAATCAGCCACTTCTTGCGTTTGTGCTTCATGGTATGGAACAATATTGACTTCATAAAACGGTGTTTTTAAATAATGTTCAGTGAGCGGTTCTATGAGTCCAGGCTCAATGGTTTTCCTCACGGTTAATTCTTTTGGTATAATTTTATATACCCATGCGGATTTTCCAAGTTCGCTCTTGAAGACTTTATTACGCCAGTAAAAGTCGGACATTCTTTTTCCCGCTATTGTTTTTTTATCGCCTTGATTTGTATTTTTCTCTATACCAGTTTATCACTTTTTTAAGCTCGCCTTCGAGGTCATTGTTGAACCGTACCAATTCATCAAGATTATAGCTTCTGACAAATTCAAAGTTTTTTACATCACCATGTTTTTCTGGTCTGAATATAATCTCATGATCTGGCTTACCCATCAATTCACATATTAAATGTGCTAAATCTAAAATACTAATCTTTACATCTGATACTACAGTAAGCGGCGATTCTGGATACCAGCTAAATTCATCTACCTCGGATACATATAAATTGGCTTTCACAACATCTTCGACGGTAGTAAAATGCCTAACCTGTTTACCGTCGCCAAATATAACAATAGGTTCGTTATTGAGAACATTGCGTATAAATATAGGTATCACGCCGCCTTCGTCGCTATTATCCTGACGAGTTCCATAGACATGGTAATATCGCAATATAGAATAAACAAATTCGGGATGGTACTCTCGCATAACAGCAAGGTAATTTTCAGCCGCAAGCTTGCTTACACCATAGAATGATTTCGGATTACCTTCCATCGTAGAACCAGTGGAGGCATGAATAACTTTCTTTACCCCGGCACTTTGCGAAGCTCTGAATACATTTAACGAACCCCATGCATTGACCATTAAATCAGTATTTGGGGCTTTTCTGCATACGGTACATTTGGAAGCGGCATTATGGAATACAATATCAACACTATCAAAATATGGGTGGATTGAATTATAGTCGCTAATATCAGCTTCTACAAATGTACAAAGCTGTTCATCCCACCACGGTTCTAAATTTTCTCTCTTTCCCGTTATTAAGTTATCAAGGATCACTAGCTTCTTGCCCTGTTTAACTATTGCTTCGCCAAGATGGCTGCCAATAAATCCTGCACCCCCGGTAACGAGGTAGTTATCGTAACTCAATTTCATAATATTCCCCTGTTGTGTTGTATTATATTACACCTATGCAGCGGTGTACCCGTCATATCCAACCAGATAAGTGGTTGTAGCACCGACTTTGACTTTAACAACCGCATTGATGGTACTTGATACAGCTGACGCCATATCGGCGCAATCACTACACCCGTCGTTAGCAAATACAAATGGCGCACCATCGGCGCTTGAAAACTGAATCTGTGCATTACTAACGGTTATGTCAGCGCTGTTAAAGCACAGAGAATCTGCCGACTCATCCCATAATACATAAACCCCACTCGTATCACCGTAGAATTTAACATCAACACCATCAGCATCTTCACCGAAATCAACCACATCGCTTGATAGGCTGTGTAAACCGTATATATTATCTACATACAGGTCTGTTACTGTAAAATTCTCATAACGTGCCATTGTTTTTAACTCCTCTGAAAGAATTAGTTCGACTTTCTTCAGGCTTCGGGGAGTTCCCGAACCTTATTCATAACTATTCCCCTGTGTGTATTGTCTTTTGCATGCAATCTATAACTACCAACCATCGTTATATTCTATCCTTTTTTTGAAGTTACATACTCAATATAATTCGTGCTTTCAATTCTATTACGAGCGCTTTCTATGACATTAAGTATAAAACTGAGTGTATTTGCCGAACCCGCTGCTTGGTGTTGTTCTTTATCACTGACAATCGGACTGAGAGCATTTTTAAGGTCAGATTCGTACGATTCTCTAAACCACTCGACAATCTTCTCGAACTGAGCAAAATTGGTGGCTTTCAATCCTTCTATCGCTATAAGCACATCTTTGTCTGGCGGTTTCACAATACCCTCTCGCTTACTGCTTTTGTTTTACATATAAACTCGTATCAATTCCACCTGCACGCTCACCGCTTGGCATCAGAGTAGCTGGCTTTTGCGGCGTTCCCTTAGTTGATTGTTCTGGGGCTTGTATACCAAGTAATTGAATTAACGTTGCTACGAATTCATCTGGTGTTATCTGACCTTGCTGTATTGCCATCAATCCTTGTTGCAGTTGCAATATTATCTGTTTTTGTATATCTTGAGATTCTATGTCTTGTTCACTTGGTACAATACTCTCAGTTGGCATATCAAGTGTGCCAATAACTTCTCTAAGTAAATTAGAGATACCTCTCTTCCCGATAACTTCTAAATAAACAGGGTTTGTTGCCAGAGTATTCAGCATTTCCACACGACGTACGGCAGTTGTTTCCTTCTGTATAAGACTAAGAGCGCCCTTCGTAACAACCTGTAAATCACCCTTGATACTCGCATCTTCATCATACAACATATTAAACGTATATAGATTATCTATAGAAGGTCTGATTATACTAAAATCAATATTGGATATAGCAAAACGAATTCCTTTGGCCGCGTTAGACATAAGAATTGAAAGCCCTGTCGCTGTTCTGGCCCCAGCACCAACATCGGGCGACCCATACGTATAAGAAGGTATACCAGTATGTTCATCCGCTTCTTTCTTATAGTATTGATACACTCTGAGCAATTGGTCAGCATTGGAATTAGGCTGGAAAAACTCAATCGCTCTGTTTTTAGATAATCCAGCAGTAGAGGTGTCGATATACCATAGTTTCCAAGGATACATTTCTTCAATATTTTGCCCCGATGCGAGCTGATTGACATCAACCATCGTCTGAGGAGCACTTGATATGCTCAAATTATTGATAAGCGCTCTTGCGGTTGCATTACAGACCGCCTGAATATCTTTCATAATTTCAGGGACACCTCGACCCCAGAACGAACCCGGTATATTCTCAAATGAAGTCTTATAGTACGGTTTGTTTCCAGTAGGATGTTGATTTAACGTGGCTTTAATGACATATTCACCAATCAGCCATGCACTGATATGATATTCTTTATCAGGATCATCTATGGCATCTGTTTTCAGTCCCCATTCAAGAAGAAGTCTACCGGGTGCATCACCCCAGAATTCGAGTGCATCTATTGTTTTATCAGGAGAGGGGGTTTCCGATGCGGATTCTATATCTTTTCTACCCTCAGCTTCTTCTTTAAGTGATTGTACTCTTACCCAATCCCTGAGTCCACCGCTACCGTATTCCTTCAATACTTTTCTGATGGTTGGGGTATGATAACCGGGGACGCCTATCAAATCTACCAAATCCTGCCTGATTAGCCTGTGGTGCTCAATCAAAAATCCAGTATTTATACCGGTAGCAGAAGGTGCGGGATATATATCAAAAGGGGATATACGTTCGTAATTAACAACCAGCCTGGGTTCTATTTTAGGATTCCATGTTCCAGTCCTTTCATCATGTTCCCATTTGAGCGTGAGTTTACGTCTTACAATTGGACCTTTCAGAAATCCCGCTTTGTATGTAATAACATCAGATATAACTTCTTTAAGTGCATCTACCCAGTTGGCTTCGATAAGTTGGTCTTCAATTTTAAATCTCATACGTTCAGCGGCAAGTTCTGCCTGTTTCTGCATTTCTATATGAGTGTTCGATATGAGATAATCCTGAAACTCTTTTTGACTTTCGATTGTTTGGAATAAAAGAGGATTTTTACTGACCCGAAACTGAGCGAGCTTTTCAATGTATTCTTTTATATGCGGAGGCAAGTCTGGAATGGGCGTCGGTTTTATGTCCCATATCTGAGTATCTTGATGTCCAAGAGAATCATCTATCCACGCCTCGGCAGCACGGCATTTAACCGATGTTATATTCATGAATACAGTTGAGCCAGGAAGTTGCTTTATCTCGTTTAACTTTTGGGGTGTGTATTCACCCCGACGCTGCAAAGCACTTTCATATAACTCTTTCTGGATATCCATTTTGGCAGAACGAGCACTGTTCCAGCAACTCCGAATATAACTTGCCAGATTACTAAATTGTCTCTGGGATTGAACCCTTTGGGAAATCTGGTCAATTGCCTTTTCGGTTTCCGCATATGATTCCCGCACTGCTTCTTCATGTTTTTCTGCCATATCTTCTCGTGATAATCTAATTACCTCAGCCATACTCTATCCTTATGTCCATGCACCCACTGGTACTGATTTTTCCCCTACTTTAAAATTGCTTGTATGTACATTGCTTTTCCAGGCTACTGCCCTATAGCGTGCGGCGTCGCTGGCATGGGAATTAAGATCGTGCCGCGGTTTATCTTTCCATTTGTCAAGTCTCACATCATATTCCTTACGGTATTTTTCCAACTTGGTATAACCGTCTCTACATTTTTCTTCATCAAACCAGGAAATATCTAGAAGGGTTCTTAATGCCTGTATTCCATCAGCAACACTTACTGCTGGTGCAATATCGAACTTAATTCCTAAATTAGCTGCTGCCTGCCAACGTGTCGCTGCGTTGACTGCACCAAACTCTCTTACCATAATATCTGGTGGGGCAATGTGAGCCCCATATTTATAACCGAACTTTCGCTGCCTTTCTCTCAGTAAATCAACATAATATCCTATTCCCTCACCGCTGGACTCTATATAATCAATCCAGTGTAGTTCACGTCCGCAGGTCTGGGTAAACCATATAGCAGTCGAATCGTCTACCCCGATATCCCAGGATGTTGTGACTAGAAAACTTGGATCGTAGGGCACTTTAGTAATTCTACCTTCTTCCCGCATTTTCCTGAATTGTTGCGAATAGTATGCCCCCTCTGTTGATTCGTAAAAAGCTTCCTCGAAGTAACTCGGATGCTCACGCCTCATGTTATCTTCAAAAATGTTTATTTCATTCGCATACCAGGCCTTTTGTTCATCATCCAGCTCTATGTTATGTTTGTGTTTTAAATCAGAAAAATAATCATTCAGCCGGGGGTAAATTTGTATACCTTCGGGATTGAGTCTATTATGTTTTGCTTCATGCCATGGGTAAAAGTTAAGTTTGAACTGACGCTTGTTGGGTTTTATACCTCGAAGTTCTCTGTCATACGCTTCTTTACACCAATCTGCAAAATATCCACCGGGACCCTCGCTTGTTGATTCTATAAATAATAAACTACCAGTATGTAATGCGGGAATTGAACCATTAACTATCTCTTTTGCTTTGTCTGGGTGGTTAAGGCATATCTTCCCCATCTCAGAAAGATGCAAAAAATTCAAAGTGTCACTTCTTGCAGAAGTATCAACCGCAATCTCACTATTATTGCTGAATTTAAGAGTTCTAACAGTTTTACTCTTAGCCGGTCTGGCTTCTCGTATCTCTTCTGGAAGATTTAAATACGGATATTCTATTTTCTTAGCAAACAGAGTCTCGGCATCATCTAATTTATGTGCAATAATATTAACAGTCACATTATTGTTAAATAATGCATAATCAAGAGCCAGTAAACCCACAAATGTTGAATGACCATGCTGTCGGCTTTTCAAGATCAAGTTCCAGTACCACATATTTTTGTAGAGGTGGTCCTGAACATTATTCATTCTGAAAAGAACCCTATTGCCATTCTTATCGATTATCCAGTATAAATTATTCAATCTCCAGTATTGATTGCTGAGCAGTTTCTTGTCGCGTCCCCATTTTTCTTCGTCGTAAGCATGCCCAGTTCTTCTGGGTTTCGGTTTCCTATGTTCCTTAAGAGATAAGCCTGAATTCATCGCGTTGTTGTATAAAATCCTTCTTTTGATTGTGTTTTGAAACAACAGCCACAAGGTCGTTTATCAGACTACCTTCATGTGTCGTCTCAATCTTATCACGCCACTGAAGTATATTTTTCATTGCGAAAATTACAACACTTGCACTTTTATATAGTCCCAATAGTCCATTGGTAAGAAGTATATCTTCTTGATATGCTTGAGCTGTTTCGTACGCAATGGCAAATTCGGGATATTTGTTTTTCCATCGATGTATTGTAGACCTGGTTGTACCAATACTCGCGGCGAATTTCCCAAGAAGAGGAACTTTAACTGGAATTCTGTCGATTATCAAACCATCCTCGTTTCTTACTTCTTCATACGGTTCGATATTGAAGTAGTCAATAATTGCCTGGCAATATTCTGGTTTGTAATCAATAGCAGAAAATTTACCTGTTTGTTTATCTTCAGTTATTTCATATTTTTTCTTTTTGCCCATACTTCACCATCGTTATTGTGATATATAATACATTGTGTTTAAACAGGTTGTTGTAGATTAGTACAAATGTACATTATGCTACAGTGTTACAATATAAAGAATTACACTGTATATGTCAAGTATTTATGCTGATTTTTTTGTTTTTGTGGGTTACGGGATGGATTGCGAGTGGAAATTGTGGGAAATGCAAAGATTTTCTATTGACATGCTGAGCTATATTTAGTATACTGATACATTCCCGTTTTGCTTCCATGAAAATAAGTAATAAGTACAACAGTAGTAAGGTTTATTGCCTGCTATGTTAAGGAAATACAAATGCTTGAAATTAATAAAATATATAATATGGACTGTTTTGAAGGCATGAAAAAGATTGATAATGACAGCATAGATTTGGTGTTGACCGACCCACCGTATGGGGTTGCATACAAAACTGGGCGCAGGATACAGCAAGACCATGATTTTTGTTTTGAAATTGCAAATGATAAAAATATCAAATGGGCTGTTCCTGTTATTAATGAAATAAACCGTGTGCTGAAAGACAATTCGGCAATATACTGGTTTACAAACCATGATGCTATTGAGAAAATAAAGCCTTTACTGGATAATGTGTTTGCTTATAAAAACACGATAACATGGGTGAAGAATAATTGGACTGCCGGCGACCTTGATGCACAATACGGCAAACAAACGGAGCTTATTGTATATCTAAACAAGGGTAGGCGTTTTATTAATGGTAAGCGTGAAACAGATGTTTGGTATCATAATCGTGTTGCAGGTAAAAACCAATGTCATCAAAACGAAAAACCTGTAGATTTAATTCAGTACATATTAGTAAAGTCATCCAACGAAAACGATTTAATTCTCGACCCATTCATGGGTTCAGGCACCACGGCGGTTGCCTGTATAAGAACCAATCGCAATTTTATTGGTTTTGAAATTAATCAAGATTATGTGAACATTGCAAATAAAAGAATAAAATACGAACGCTCACAATTAAAATTGAATTTATAGCATAAGGAGGTGATGCTCAAATGCCCTTGATTACCACACGCAATAACAGAATAATAACTGTTGAAGATAACGAAAGAACTCGTTGTGAAATCTGGGATCGAATGTGTGATGGGGTATTTCAGACCAATAGATAATTTCAATATCGGTAAACGCCAGGAACATGAGGATAGAGTAAGATTTAGCGAAGAATCGGCATTAATGTATTCAATGGATGATGAGAAATATACTTACTTAATAAATAAAAAGGTATCAGCGTAATCAAATGGTTATATATACTGAGGATTAATCAACCGTGGGATAATATAAAAATTTACAGTATATTTTCTTGACAAATACACCATAATAGGTTATATTGCGTAATGTGCACTTCCTTGTCGTTTCGAGGTTTGCATTTTCATAATGCTCTATTGCTACAATAGAGCGATTTCTCCTGTGTGAAGGTAAGCACTTGTGAACGCTCAATTCATGGGTGCTTACCGCATGTTATTTCCGTACAATATTGCAAGCCCCACTGATTTACACATTCTATTACTCATCCGCTTTTACTCCAATCGCTGAGAGCGGAAAGTATAAACACCTCGTCAAAACTAAACTTACTATGCTCACTTCCAAAATCTTCAGAGGTCATAATTCCTTCTTTATATCGAATGAATAGAAATTTTTTTCCTTCCGCTTTATCATTTTTCCTGAATGTATGTTTTGATATTATTGGCATATCTTTTGCAAGAGCATCATTTATGTGTTTATCATTAGTATAACCATCATCCTTTAAATCTTCATCATATGTAACATAAATTCTGCATGCATCAACAACGCCATTCTGAAACCTGTTAATGCTATCCCGAATAGCTTTTCTGTCTTTCTCTTTAAATTCTTTGAACTTTTTATTGTAATAACTATCGGGATTATTTACATAGTCCAGAAATATGCCATCAACAACTTTCTCAATCGGAGTTTTAGGACTTATAAGATTTATTAATTTATTGCATATATGGTCGCTCAGCAACATACTAGAACATCTCGTCGTTTTATTAAGCTTCGAGCTAACGACCTGTGGTACTAATGCGGCCCCAACTGCTGCTGGTAAAAATTCTCTACGCTTCATTGTTGTTCCCTTCCTGTAAAGTGTTTAATATCTACTTCCAATCATTTCCCGAATAGCTTCAAAAACCCTATCGTCATATATATGTTCCATTGCCTTCTCGATTATTGCATCTTCATACATTCTTAGTCCATCGTATGAGAATTCCCCGCTACCACAGTAGTCGTAGTATTCCTCGCATGCCATTTTCAGCGCCTCGTATCGGGCTTGCTCACGTTGCGATGATATGTGCGAAAGTTCTTTATCAATACCCCGTAGTATGCTTTCTGCTTTCTCGATATGCGACATTGCTTGAGCGAGTTGAAGTTTTAATCCCCCAACGTCGATATAGCGTGATTTGATTATACCTTTCATAGTTTCAAGTCCTTATATATGGTATTTTCAAAAATTCGGATAATCTCGTGGGTAGCCCCCCTGACATCTGATTGAGGATTGGGATTGGCTGGGGATGGTAATACAAGACAACCGAGTTTTGCCAATAAAATTTCCATAACCTCGTGAAATGCGGATGACTTTATCACAGCTTCTTTCCCACTTTGCATTTTTACCCCTTCGTCGTCAAATTCCGTATTCAAATTGATTGTGCATGCACGGTCAGTTACACTTACCCAATAAGTGGCGAATGCCGTGTTTTCTTCATGTGTAAAGTTCCATTCCCAATTCTTTAGCCCGAAGTAGTTAATCCATTTCCAGCATTCTTTCTGGAATAGCAAAAAATCCGATTCATCAGTCTTCACTTAATTATCCTTTGTTTGTCTTTATATTTCATGTTCAGACTACCATCAGTCAATTTCGATATACCCCACATATTTATTACATGCTTTAACCAGTTCATCCTTACTTTTCGCATTTGCCACGACTACTATAGTATATTTACCAGTCTCTTCATTTTCAAGTCCGACAGTGGATACTATATTGCTGACATCTTTAACAATTTTATTGGTAATTTCCAATAACATATCGCTATCCTTATGCGATAATGTAAGAAAAATATTGGCTGGGTCGGTTATTTGTTTGTACAGTAAAGGAGCCATTCTCTGGATAATTGCGAATATATCGTCTTTTTGTGTAGATTGTGTGGTTCGTACCTGTTGCTGTCCGTCATTAATAAAATCAGATATAACTGCAAATACATTTTGCGGAAGCTTCAGCATGGATATACCCGTCCGAAGGGTAGAATAATTTATACCATACTGCTTACAGAATTTCTTCTTTGTTAGTTTAAGTTCTTTGAGCTTACTATTAAATTTTTCTATATCACCTGGCTCTATCCTGCTACTGGCATTCTTGCGTGTTTGCTTTGGCATTTGCACCACCTTATTAATCATCCCATTTAATTTTGTCATATCCAGTTCTGTATGCATCATTCGGGGCTGGCGTTTTCACTATCGCATACCTCCAACGTCTTGCCTTGCCCTTTGAAATACGTGGCTTTTTAATCGTGGGATTGTACATTGAAATACCGCGTAATCTCTCAGGGGGTTGAGGAGCAGTTGGTTTGTTCATAATTTACTAGCCTCTTTTCTGTGTTTTTCTCTATCGATTTTTATATAATCAAGTGCAACCATTATCTGGTTAATCAAGCGTTTTGCCTTTGCGGATTTTTGCATATTTTTCAAATCGTCGCAATTTCTTCGTATTATATCAAAGTTCGTTGCGAGGGACGTATATAAATTACTATTGAGTATTCTGAGTTCTTTGCGTATTTGCCTGAGTCTTATACTGAAAACTACTATTATTATCAGTAGGATTGTTATCGCCAGGATACTCATCTTGTTTGCCCTATTGTTTCTATCTATATGGATAATAGTACAATATACAAAGTATAAACAAAATTGTCAAGTTTTATTTTACAAAATATTGTGTTTCTTCTCTGAAGTTCCAGAATATCCATTTTTTCTGTCTGCCGTTCTCAAGCGCATATAGCCTGTTATCACACCAGATATCTACCGTGTTATTCCATCTATCATGCATTAGGTCATGTATTTCGTACCAGCCTAAACCTTCTACATATATGCTATCCCCATACGAAAATATATCAAATAAGTCATGAGACAATGCTATAATTCCATGACGTACCCTTGAGCCGTCAGAGGTAATCCAGGGCGTTTCGTCACACTCATACACTGAACTCGTATACCACGTACATTCAACTTTGAGACTGTCGCAAACTGTAACCGTTCTGATTTCATAATCAAGCCAACGTTCTGCGTCCATACCGCTTTCCGCATTCATAAATAAAACCAACAGTAATGTGGAAACTGATAACAAGATACGTAATCGCATAACATTTTTCCCCTTTGTTAAGTTAAAAAATTGTTCTAGTATATGAACATTAGATAATATTGTCAAGAACTTTTTTTATCTTGGAATGTTTATAAATTTTTCTTGACAGAGGTACTGTGTTGATGTATATTGTAGAAAAATTAATCTCAAATGCAAGAAGTAATACAAAATGTTTATGCTAGATGGGTTGGCAGAAGGGTTGGCAGAAGGGTTGGCAAAAACCAAAGAAGGATAATCAAATTCAAATGAAATATCTAAAACCTATAATACATAATTTCACAATCGACAAGAAAGCGAAATACATTGCGATTCAAGGCTGTAACCACAGAGGATACGAATCGGAAATATTGATAAAACCAGATGACCTCGATGAAGTTGTAAAGAGGTTAATGGAATTAAACAATAAATCATTGTAAGAAAATTTTAGTAAATGTTGATTGAAACTGAAATGAAAAGATACCAAATCATATATGCAGATCCACCCTGGCAATGGAATACATATTCTAAAAAGGGTCGGCGAAAGACTTCGGATAAACATTACTCTCTTATGAGTATAGAAAATATTGTCAAGTTGCCAGTAAATAAAATTGCGGACAATAACTGTATTTTATTCATGTGGACACAAGATGCTCATTTAAAGAACGCAATTATGATTGGTGAAAAGTGGGGCTTTGTCTATAAAACAATTGGATTTGTATGGGATAAACAAAGGTTTGGTATGGGATACTGGACAAGAAAAGGTGCTGAGATTTGTTTGTTGTTTACAAAAGGACAACCCAAAAGGGTAAGTGGAAACGTAAGGCAATTTATATCTCAAAAAGCTGTTATTCACTCAAAAAAAAACCCGATGAAGTCAGAGATAGAATAGTCCAGTTGTGTGGTGATTTACCACGTATAGAGCTTTTTGCACGTGAGAAACATAAAGGATGGGATTCGGTAGGTTATGATATTGACGGAATGAATATAAATGAAAGTATTAAAAAGCTTTTTAACGTGCAAATGAGATACAACAACGATAGTAGCCAATTTCATGAACACTTTAGGTAACAAAAACGAAGGGATAGTCTGTTGATGTTCACCTTTAACCATAACATAAGTTATACTGACGGCGGTGTTAGTCCCTTCTTCCGCCGTTTAAAAGGCAAATAACATAGATACAGGAGAATGAAATGGAATTTAGGGATGAAAGCGGATATGAGTTTATTGATATATCAAACGAAAAAGTTAGAGAATATCACTTTACGAATCGTATTCTTAGAATAGATGAACCGTCTAAATTATACATTTCAGAATCGGGTGGGCATAGAGTATTTAGTAAACGTGGTAGATGTATATATGTACCAAATCGCTATTTATGGATTGAGTGGAAGTCTTATGATGATAAACCACATTTTAATTTTTGAGTTTTTAAATGCCCCTTAAAGAATTAACACTTTTCGGTGAAATTGATAAGATTCAAATTGCTATCGAACGTTTAAAAGAATTTGAACCTCCTGAAGGCTATTATCTCGCTTTCAGCGGCGGAAAAGATAGTCAGTGTATATATGAGCTTGCAAAAATGGCAAGAGTGAAATTCGATGCTCATTTCAATCTTACATCAGTTGATCCACCAGAAGTAATACAATTTACAAAAAAATATTATCCTGACGTGATTTTGGAAAAACCGCCCAAAACAATGTGGAAAATAATATCTGAAAATACAATACCTCCCACAAGAAAAGTACGCTATTGCTGTAAAGATTTAAAAGAACATGGTGGTAATAGAAGAATAGTTATAACTGGTATCCGTAGAAAAGAAAGTTATAAGCGATCCAAAAGAAGAATGTTTGAAACTTGTTTTAAGAATAAAATGAAACATTTTTTAAATCCAATAATTGATTGGACAACTGTTGATGTATGGGAATTTATTAAGAAATATCATTTAAATTACTGCTGTTTATATGATGAAGGGTATTCTCGGATTGGCTGCATTATGTGTCCTATGTCAGGTAAACGGAGCATGCTTAGAGATGCTGAACGTTATCCCAGATATTATAAGCTTTATTTGAAGGCTTTCAAGAATATGCTTGAAAATAGAATTGGCAGAAGCAAAAACACAGATTGGAATACACCAGAAGAAGTTATGCATTGGTGGATTTATGAATCTAAGAAAAAATATGAAAATCCAGATCAGACTGTAATATTTGAATAGAAACCATTTAAAAAGGCAACGATATAAATCTGTTCAATAAACCTGTTATCTAGGGCTAAAAACAGTGCATAAAACAAAAGTAAATTCTGAAATAAGAATGCTGGAAAAGTTCATATATGATACTTTCGAGTTAGAAAAATTTATATCCAATACTTCTAAGAATGAACCCGATTATGATAGGTTGTTCAACACACTTATGAAACATCTTATGGCAATTGAGAAGTATATAATGAAATTGGAAAAAGCGGAATGGGCACGAATTGTGAACAAAATTCACAAGACATCTAGGGTTGAAGATGAGTGAAAAATTACTGTACAAAATGTACAAATGCTACTACTGCGGACACTAATTTTCTGTTAATTATCGTACTTTTTCATGTCCATCATGTGGGCGGAAAGTAAAGGAAATAGCACGATTTGTTCTGCCTAAGTGGGAAATACTGTAAAACTTTCAGAAAGAGGGAAATTGTAAAATGGATAATAAATCCTATGTCGTGGTAGCCTATATGTTCTTCACAATTTACGGGTTCATACTTGGCTTGTGCCTGGGTATTGTGATTATGGAAGTGTTAGGATAAATGCTTGAGGTAAATAAAACACATATTGGTCATGTTTTAGATTTAATAAAGCAGTTACCTGACGAGAGTATAGACTGCTGTGTTACCAGTCCGCCCTACTTTGGCCTACGAAATTACGGTCTTCCGCCGCAAATATGGGATGAAAATGATAAGAACTGCAAGCATGAGTGGAAGACTGGTATAAAAAGGGATATTACTGGTGGCAAAGATAATCCCTTTGCTGAAAAACTCAAGATAAAAGGTGTTGAAAATTATCAAAAGACGCCGGATTCTCAATATGCTTTTTGTATTCATTGTAACGCATTCAGGGGATCGTTAGGACTTGAACCAACATTTGATCTGTACTTACAGCATCTCAAGCAGATATTCGCAGAAGTAAAACGTGTACTGAAACCTACTGGCACTTGTTTTGTGAATCTGGGCGATACTTATAATGCTGGTCGTAGTGGTGGGCATCCTGGCGGCAAGAAACAATGGAAAGATAATAGATATGTCAAGCAATCGGGGGTTAATGCTGCTGGACTGCAAGCTAAATCCCTCTGTCTTATTCCTGAACGGTTCATAATAATGATGGTGGACGAGCTTGGATTTCTTGCGCGGAACAAGATAGTGTGGCACAAAAGAAATACTCTTCCTTCATCAGCAAAAGATCGTTTTACAGTGGACTGGGAACCTGTTTTCTTCTTTACAAAGCAAAGGAAATATTATTTCGAGCAACAGTTTGAACCCGTCCAGCAGTGTAGTATTGATAGATTAAACCGTGCGGTAAGCAATAAACATAAGTGGGTAAACGGTCCTGATGGTCAAACCAGGCATACAATGAATCAACCAAGACCAAATCGTAATACTAAAATCCCGAAAGAGCAAGCTGAAAATTATAGTAGTCCGAGAGCGAGATACCATAGAGATTATAAGCGATATGATAAAAGCAAAGCACCGCACGAATTTGAAGGTGCTGACCATCTTGTAAGTCCTTTCGATCCAGAGAAAGGTCGTAATAAAAGATGTGTCTGGGATGTGCCGACACAGCCGTTCCATGACAGCCATTTCGCCGTATTCCCAGAGAAACTCGTGGAGACCCCTATTCTCGCCGGTTGTCCACAATATATATGCAATAAATGCGGAAAAGCAAGAGAGAAAATATACACTAAAGAGAAAATTAGAGATCCTCAAATATCTGATTACAGACAGAATCTTAAAAAAGCAGGTATGGGTGGAGGACATTGGGGTATTGATAATTTCAACAAAAGTATAGAATTTACTGGTTATACCGATTGCGGTTGTAAAAAAATTACCTGTATTGCATGTGGGAATGTATCGTATTATACCAAATCCGAGTATGAAGCTTTCACGGAAATAACTTGCCTCAAATGTAATTCAACAAATATCAAAGTCGAATCCGCAGGTTTCCATCCTGGTATTGTTCTCGACCCGTTTATGGGATCGGGCACTACTGGTAAAGTAGCGCTTGCATACGGGCGTAATTATATCGGATTTGATTTGGGTTATGAAGATATGAGTAAAAAACGAACATCAGAGGTGCAAAAGGAAATGTTCACATGAAAACAACTCAACATATAAAAAAGTTCAGTGAATCAAAAAAAGTAGCAAAGAAACACTTGACATATCCATTGATACCGATTATATTACTAGCGGAATAGCGGGAAACCCAGATTCATGTGTATATGTGTATCTGGTATTTTTTTGTCTCACTGTGAGACTGTGGTACAGAAAATGTCCAAAAAGTATCCAAAAAGTATCCAAAAAATGTCCAGAAAAAACACGTGTACCACAATCTCACAGTCTCACAGAACGTAAATGTTTGTTATATATATAGTTAAGTCATTATAGTGGTTTCATAATATAAGAAAAAAATATCCAAAAAATATCCAAAATTAAATTTTTTTGAAAAAACTCTTGACATATTATATAGTATGTATTATATTAAAGCTGGCGTAGTATATTTACATTAAGATTTATTATATTAAATATCCAAAAAATATCCAAAATTAAATTGTTGTTATTATTAAATTAACCGTTATTATTACTCAATTAATTACTATTATTGGGAAAATACCTCTAAAATATCCAAAAAATGTCCATTTCGGGATAGTAATTATTGTTTTTCCCAGACGCTATGTGTAATTATTTACACGGGTTCAACTGATTGTTGTTATCGTATTTCCACAGGAGAATTTTTGTGAAAAACCGTGAGCTTCATATTATCCTACCTGAAGAACTGCATGAAAAGCTAAGCAATCTCAAGAAAAAGAAGCGTAAGAGCTGGACATCGCTTATAGAGCCAGCTGTGAGTAAGTATTATGAGAATGAGTTTAATGAGACTGTAATTTGTTTAAATATAAGGAAGAGTTTGAGGGATAATTTGCAGGGGATCGCAGAGTCGTGTAATATGGGGTTGGAGAAGATGTGTATTGGTGTGTTGAGCAGGTATGTGGAGAATGTGAGGGATGGATTGGGTGAGAAAGAGTAATGGTGATACCCCCATCCCCTACCCCCTTCCTCCCCACCCAACCCACACCCCACACCCCCTGCTTCTGGTCGTGCTGGGTAAAGTCGGAGAATGGTAACAAACACAGGAGGATGCGAACAATGTCTGAGATAGATAAAACAACGGTAGATAGAATGTGCAGATTTGGACAAAACAAAGAATTATTGACAATTGTCGCACATTTCAAGCGGTTTCGGTATGTATGCTTTGATTGTGGGTGTATGGAATGTTCTGCTGGTTATTGTAAAAATTGCGGGGAATTGTTGTTTGAAATTGATAATCGGTAGTTAAATCAGGGAAGTTTACATAGGTGATTATGTTAAGACTGAATACGGTATTACGGAACAAATGGGAAATGCAGGTATTGTATATTCTGCGTTGGAGTACAGGAAGTTCTTGAGTGCTTTATTGGATGGATATATACCGACGATAGTGTATAGCAAGGATAAAATAGAACAGGCGTACGAATTGAAACTTCCTGAATGGGCATGTGTGCTGAAGTTTAAATATAAGATAGTGCGGGCAGTCAAATATAGCAAGGAATATGAATACAGACTGGTGAATATTAAGGGTGTAAAAAGGAAAATAAGAGAATTAAATACACGGGAGGAATAATATTATGAAAATAATACTTCTAATAATATTAACGGTACTATTATTAACTTTATCATATATAATACTAGTTGTAATACCATTACGAAATACAACAAAAGGAATGAGTACAATGAAGCCAGAGCAGAATATATTTACTTCCGATAATAACCCCTTAATATTTGATACTCAAAAAGAATTAAAAACATTGACAACAATTGGTCATAATGATTATATAGTTATTGGCAATAATCAAGTAAAGATTAATTTAAAGAATGGCGATGTAACTTATGGGGATGATGTCGATTTAACAGAATCCGCAGAATTATTCTGGAAAGCCATTAAATCAGTGTATCAAGAATCTTATAAAGAGGGATATAATACAACAATGTGGCGAGACCCGAACTCGACTTTTGTAACCTGTCCTAATTGTAAACATAAAATAGAATTAAGAAATATAAAATAAAGTACAAAAACAGAAGAATAAGAGAACTGAATGAGGAACAAAAATAGAAATAGCAAATGTAATCATGTCTGGGAATATGTACAAACATTCACGAGCCATCGGGGTACTATATGGAATCAATACAAATGCATATATTGCGGGAAATACAATATAGAAAAACAAAACACCAATAACCTACAGGAGAACAAAAATGATATGTCCGATTAAACTTTTTAACAGTAAGAATACTAATTATGACTGCGAAACTGAATGCGCATTGTTTGACAAAAACAACGGGGAATGTACACTATATGCATTGATGAGTTTTGCAATAAATTATTTGTACAATAACGGTGTGTTGCTCGAAGAAATGGCAAAAACAAGCAAACAGAGACAAACTAGAGTTCCAAAAGGTCACTGAGTATATACTACTATGTAATATTAAACAATAAAATTTAAGGAGAAAAACATGAAAAAATTACCCAAAAAAATAAATATTTTAGGTTTGGTGCATGAAGTAAGATTAGTAGATAGACCACAGTTGAATAAATGGGATGAACCCGGTCATGCAACCGTAAAGCATAGTGAATGTCTTATTGAAATAGAAAAAGATATGCCGTTTTCAAGACAAATGTGTGCGCTATTACACGAAATAGACCATACAATAGACAATGCTTTGACCATTGTTGCCAGCAAGGATGACAACGAAGATTTTATAAGACGTCATTCCAGGGCGTTGTTCCAGGTATTGTCAGACAATAAATTAAACTTCTTCGAGGAGGGGAAATAGCTCAATGGGAAATATGGGTAAATGTAACTCAAATCTGGATGACGATAATACCCCTATCGGTAATCTTGTAAAAAGTACCGACCTGCCACACCAGATAGCAAACAGGCTAATCGGTAAAACCGAGTCTGAAACACTCGACAATATCAACGTGTTCATGGAATGGCTTGAGAAAAGGGATCAGAAAGGTATAATATTCAAGAGGCGTCCTGGGGGAACAGGCTACGGATACAAATACGACCTCAGAAATGTGATAGTACCCGAACCGAAAGAACAAAAAATAATATCGTTAATAAAACAACTCAGAAAAGAAGGTAAATCGTATTTGCAAATAGCGAGAGAGTTGAATAATAAAAAACTAAAACCGAGATATACCGACGAATGGACGGCGGATAAAGTCAGGAATGTACACTGGAGGAATCGATAAAATATAAGTGGATATAGAGATTACACTACAGATCATAAACAATTCATACCTGCTACATTCGAATTTACAATTATACCTCTGTATATAGCGCCTAGGGCTTAAGTGTAAATACAGTAATATGTTGTAATGTATACCGCCAACCAACCACTTTTGCCGTACTATCAAGACTACAATGATACACAAATACAATATTATATAGCACCCAAGCAAAACACACAATGAGCTTTGTAAAAATACGAAGCACAACGATAACTAAGAACCCACGAATACTCAGAATTTACCGCCCGAAATCACAATAATGCATAAATATAATGCAGATATATATTTAGGGAAACAACCAGAGCATAACCCTATAGATGGTATTGGCGTTTCGGGGATATATTAGGTTTTGGTATGGTATGTTGCTATTCAAAATATAATAATAAACTAACATACCAATTCTGGATGTGAAAAAAAATAAAATAGAAAATGCATGTGTGGGAATAGTACCCTATATTATATATACATACACCTGCCCGCTCGTGCGTGACCCTTGTACACCGGGGGTATGTGTGCGACGGTACTCGTATAGGTGTAAACGCTTATACTGGTATGATGGATTATGTGGGTATGGGATATACTACTGTGGAATATGTGAAAAGGTATATAAATGCTTATACTGGTACAACAGATTGTACGGACAAGGGGGTATACTACTGTAGAATACACAAGTACGGGAATATACCACTATGAAATATATAAGTATTTATACTGCGCATAGTACAATATGTTGTGCGAGCATAGGGAATACGGTATTGTGGATGTGTAAATATTTATACTCATAGTTGGTTTTCTGGTTGTACTGATAGCGCCGTTTGTGCTGATGGTGCTGATTGTATTGATGGTACTAATGGTACTGATGGTATAATGTATGGTTGTGCGTCTTCTACCAATACGCATTCTGGCCATATCAGTACGGGGGTGTGTAAATATTTATACGTCGCTCTGGTATAATACAATGTGTAATACTCTGGCTATAACATGTAATACAACGAGTACAATATATAATGCAACGAATACAACGAACAATACAACCTAATACTGCCCGCCAGTGTAAATATTTACAGCAACAAGTGTACCAGCTACGACAGTACTCGCATTCGTAGTGTCGTAGTGTTATTACATTCCAATTGGGGTGGGGTGGTGGTATGTCTTGTGTTAGATAAAACCTAACAAACACAAATCAACACAGCGAGTATTCCACAGTAGACTATTCCGTTTACAATAATACTCACAACGCCAGTAATAGAGCAAACCATATTTAATATACACAACAGATAGTCTACAGTAGACTATTCCACTTGCGACAATGCTTATAGCAATAACGGGAACAGTAAAACAGCCAATACACCAACAATACTACTGTAGTATATTCTACTGTAGACTATTCACACAAAACCGACATTGATATAGATATACTCTACTGTAGACTATCCCTCTAGGCATACACACTGGCACGACTTTTGCTATAATACATTATATATATTATATACCCTCACACAATCACTTTCAGACACAGTTCTACGACAACTTTCGTAGTTTTACGACAGCCCTCGCATGATACAATCCTTGTAGTGTTTAATCCACTAAATCATAGGTGTTTAATCCACTAAAAACTGCATGTATTATAATAAACAATATGTTATGATATGAAAAAAATCGGGATTTTCTGTACTTTTTTATTGACAAGCATTTTTTGTGGTATTATATTGTATTGTGCAAGTTGAAATTGTTATGAACTTTTAAAGGAAGTGTAATGCAAAAAATGAAAGACGTACTAGGCGATTGGCAAGGTTGTTGTCATCATTGTGGGCGAGGAACAAGTGTATGCGGTGAACTTGACGACAGGGGGTTCTGCCGATTCTGTAAGGGCAAAGGCTACGATAAACTCTATTATAAGGAAGAAGAATTATCACTAAACCGCTAGGAATTGTGATGTTTTTTTTAAGGAATATTGCAAATCGCCGTAGAATCCGTGCAAACGTAGATGTGGTAAGGCTATACGGCGGTTTGCAAGGTGGATTGAAAACGAAATTTGAGGATTTTATAAAAAAGCACTTGACAAGGTCTTATCTGCACTATAAATTAAGGGAAGAAGAAAAATGAAAAAGAATAAGCAAAAAGGTTATTATGTTCTTAATCTAATGACTGGCGAAAGCTTTGAGGGTGACGTTAAAGATGCGGAAGAAGCTTATAGCAAAATAACAATAAACAAAGGTGATACTACATTATTGCGATATGGATACCAAACGTCTGTAAGAGAATGGTAATACAGTATCTGTCCTAAGTTGGATATATTAATAACTCTTTTGAAAAGGGGGCGTCAAACTGTGAAAGATGAAATAATAATGACTGAAGAAGAAAAAACAAAATTGCGTGCTTTCAAAATTTTAAGAAAGAGGAATTGGCGCTTAGACAATATCGCAAATGCTTTGTCAATATCCATCTTGAAAGCTTTTGTTTGGGATAGGGTTACAAAGTAAATTTCAAATTTAAAAAGGAAGAATAATGCTTAAGGATAAATTCAAATTCCATAAATGCTGTATTTGCGGAAAGGAATGTCCGAATATCGGATACGCCAAAGTTTGGAGTTTCTTATTGTTTGACATGGATGAGATATGGAGAAAATACCATTTTTGTTATGACCATAGGCATATTGGACAGGAGAGGAACAATAAGAGTATAATAAGGTTTTTAGAAAAACATCGATAATTAAAAAAAGGGAAATATTAAAAAAACAAGGAGGCAAAGAAATGACATTAGCTGAAATCAAAATGAAAAAACTCAATCCAGAGGATTACTTTCTGCCAACCGGCTTTGGAGCTAAAAGGATTGCTGGAATCACAGAAGACTGGTGGGTCATAATTGGGAGAAACCTTAGCAGGAGAAGTTTCCATTGTACTCCTCAAACAACAGTTTATACCACCGCTGAAGAAGCTGATAAAGAGATTATTGATGGAAATATGATATTGAAAAAACTCTTTGAAATAGAAAGGTCGTTGTTGTAATAACAAATAAAAGGATTAAATGTATGCAGTGAGCTTGACTTCTGTCAATTTAGACGGAAAAGATAATCATAAAAGAATCATTTAAAACAGGAGGAAAAAACAATGTTAAGCAAAAGATGTAGAATCCTTATCGAAGTCAGAGATGAAAATTTTAAAGTGGTTGAGAAGCTTCAAGTCAATGACATTGAATGGTATAGCGACCGTATCAAACCTGAAATACACAGCTATGTTAACGATTGCGATCAAGAGGCTAAGATCAACAGGGGGGTATTACAATGTTACATTACTACAAACTGATTGGTAACAGAGGCTTCGGTGATACATATTACTGTGTCGCACATAACATTGATGATGCACGTGAAATATGTGGCCTGAATCCAAAGAGTGAAAGCAAAGCGGTCGGTTACAGGTGTTCGAGGCGTGAGTATGAAAACGCCAAGCCTGGATACGGTGTTCATGTTTATTAAAACTCAAACAAGGAGGTTGAAATGTCGGTAAGCGGATATTGGAAAGTGGACATTAATATTAGGGACGATGACGATAACGAAATCAAACCCAATGATGCAGATCTTGAGCATATAGCAGAAATGATTAAGCAAGGATATACTCAAGGAGAAATAGTACATGAGGAGTAACACACTTTGACAGGAGGTAACTACAATGCAAAAAGTGGGTAATTGGAAACCATATAATGTCAAGGCAATACTTAATAATGTCAATTTAGTATTCAAGACAAAGGACATTACAAAGCTTAACAATCCAGCATATAGTTTTCTACATTCATTGAATGGTTTTATAGCTCATTACAATCTGCAAGGCTTTCATTGGTACTACAGAGATTTGCGACGTCTCATAAATGATCTTGATGCTGATTATTTGAGAACAGATGCAACCAGAGACGAAACAGATATAGATTTTGAAGAATGGTACGGAAAAGCATATAACAAAAGTAAAGCTGACATTAAAAGGGGCCTCGCTGACATATCAGAAAAGTATGAGAATGAGATATATAATTACTTTAATGCAATTGAAAGTCGAGATGCCGTTGCCACTGTTAAGACTTTGATCGAGAAGTATCATATTGATGTTAATACACTATAACAGGAGGTCTAAAATGAAAACATAGAACTACACTTTTACAAAAGACGAAATGTTTGCAACTAGAGACGCGTTGCTTGAATATTTTTATAACACTTCAAAACCGCTACTCGCTAGAGGTACAGCAAATCCAAAGATTATGGAAATACATGGTTGCGTTTTTCCTTTGTATGAACAATTTAAACAAGATATTATATTATTATAAAGAAAACTAAGGTTATATTATGCTAACAAAAGGTTTATTCACAAGCAACCGTAAAGACTGGCGTACGCCAAGAGATTTATTCAATAGCCTTGACAAAATTTATCATTTCACACTTGACGCTTGCGCTACGCCAGAAAATGCTTTGTGTGAAAAGTATTACACCGAACAGGAGGACGGTTTGAAACAATCATGGGACGGTGAAGTTGTTTACTGTAATCCGCCTTACGGTCGTGAGATTGGCAAATGGGTTAAAAAAGCATCCGAAACAAATGGAACAGTCGTTATGCTATTGCCGGCTAGAACAGATACGAAATGGTTTCACAAATATATCTGGGACAGGGCGGATAATAATAAGCCGGTAGTCAGGTTTCTGAAAGGTAGGTTAAGTTTTGATGATAGCGGAAATCCAGCGCCGTTTCCATCTATGATTGTGATATTTGAAAATGTTATTGAATAACACTTGAGGAGGTCATATGTTTAAAATTATAATACTGTCACAAAATCATACACGCATTGAGTTTATATTGTGCAGTAATCTGTTTGACGCATTCAGAATTGTACATAAACTCGCAAAGATGAAACTCAAAGCCCGTATTGTTAATGTATTATAACAGGAGAAATTATCATGATTCGTAAATATAATTCGTGGGTTATAACTAAAGAGGGCGGATTTATAACAGTTAAAAGATATGAAGCTCAGAGAGTTAATGAAAGCGGGAAACCGATAGAAGGTTTTCACTGGGCTTTTACTCTAAAAAAGTGTAGAGAATTGTGCGATAAAAGGGACAAAGGAGAGCAAATTGACTCGCTATACTTACATCCACTTTACTAAACATCAAGTGTAATAAACAGGAGGTTGTTGAAATGGAATGCAATTTGGTCAAACTCGCTGCTCAAATAATGAATTGCGAGGAAGAGGTAAAAAGAGTCGGACTGAATGGTACGACAGCAATGCAAGTAAGGGCGAACGAAAAATTATCGGATTATAAACATGCTTTTGCACTTGTAACAGACACGATTGTAAATAGCATGCACTTCAATTCGTTTTTACATGAAGCTTATGACGAAATTAACAAATTGACCTTTCGTAAAAGATAATGACAATGATTTAAGATTGATTGAAACAAAAATAATAAAGAGGGAAGATGTCAAAATGGTTAAGCTCGATTGTATACTTGACAAATGTCCGATTGATAACAAGGCAGTTGATATGAGAAAATGTTGCGGTATTCGTAATGCTAAACCTTGTCAATATTATGGCGCCAGAGCATGGAGTGAATTTGCAGTTGTTAGTTGTACTCATCCAGAAGCAAAGCACGAAACGCCAGAAAAAAGAAAGATAAACGCCGATGTGTTCAGAGCAACGGCGGGTATTGGGCATTTAACAAATATAAGTTTCTGATGTACTATAACAACTAAAAAGGAGGTCTTAAAATGTTATCAAAGGAGGAATTTCAAAATCAGTTTTCGTATAAGGTAAATGGAAATTTTGCTATATCTGGAAAACCCTTAAGAGAAGCGATGAAATTCGAGGAATTTATTTGCGGGACAAGAGTTTACCGTCTTCTTAATTTACTTGTAGTTGAAAAAGACGATGGAACTCTGTACACTCACGAATAATATTGATGTAATAAACAGGAGGTTATCACAATGTCAACTAAAATCACAAATACGGATGATATTATTTACGCAAGCGACATTACGAAACGAATAAAAGAACTTGAAGAAGTTCGAGACGACCCTAATAGCTATGACGAGTTTACCGAGCTTTATAAAGATGAGTACGATAAACTCAAGGCCTTTGCCGATGACATAGACGAATCTGCTTTTGAGAATGATGAATCTCTTATCAGTGAGCATTATTTTGAAGAGTATGCAAAAGGATATGTTCTTGATATAGGAGCTATTGCAGATGAGCTTTCCTGGCCTGTTTATCATATTGCTTGGAAAGATGCTTCTGATGAACTTAAGGGCGATTATACAAGTGCCAATTTTGATGGTACTGAATATTACTATCGTATGTGAACAGTTTACAAAAGGAGGTTATCACAATGAGTACACGTTGCCAAATCGGTATCTATGAATCTAATGAAGATTCTCTTAACAATTATGTAGCATTATTATATCGCCACTTTGATGGTTACCCTGGCAAAGTTGATGGTTCTGAATACGGCGTACTATCTGAAATTGTACCATTTGTTAAAAACTTTATAAGCAAACGAGGTTTTGATACTGAATACATCGCGGCGAGACTTATACAGTTCTTAACGAATGAGCATGATAATGAAATGAAAAAAGCACATAAAAGAAATAAACTTTTAAGAAATCCTTATTATCGCTATCTTGGTTATGGTATTTGCAATCAATTCCATAGTGATATTGAGTATTTTTATGCTATTAAACCTGACTGTATCGTTGTTTATGAGCCAACGTATACAGATAATTATGAACTCGAAGAATCGAAGAAATGGAAGAAAGTACAAACCATCAAATTATAATTGGAGGTTATTACAGTGAAAGCCACAAGAGAATTAACTATTAGAGATATTGCAAAAGAAGCGAAAAGACATTTTAAAGTAGGAACAAGGTACAATGGTTCTAAATTTATCTATTACCATGACATAACACCGCAGTGGATTCGGAACATGGTATCTGAGGCAGGTAGGTATAAATTGGCTGATGACTATATTTATTACTGGGTTGATAGTGCTTTATCGAGTATAGTCAATGGTATGACAGAGAGAAATATATCCGCTTATATCAATACTGATTGGGATGCAGAGCGTTGCATATCAGATTTAACAATGTGGTTAAATAGTGGAACTAAGCGTGTATGTTACCTTACCAAAGCACTTGAAGAATCTGGAGAAACAGAT